GGGAACGACGATCTGCACAACCAGACAATCCAAGTTCCCGCCTTTTTTACTCACTCTCCACGACATGCTCCACACACTACATCCTCCAAGAACAACACAAAATACTCCAGTGTAGGAGCAACGACCTATGGGCTTTACCCTTCCGACAAGAGTGCAAACGTCCACGCTCAATGCGTGGCTCAAGGAAAAAGAAGAGCCGATCTTACGCGCCAATCCCTTGATGGCAATGATGCGGCATCGCGGACTCATCAAGTACAAGGCCGGCGAAATCGGCAAGGCCCTTAACTGGGACGTGCCGTACATTCGCCGCAAGCTGCGCGAGATCGGCGGCAATACGACCGACCGCGCCTTCGTCGCCACCAACACGAAGCTGCACGCGCAGATCGACTGGACCGGCTACGACATGACGGAGAAGATCAGCAAGCTGGAGCGTTTGGTTAACTCGAACTCAGCAACGCAGATTTCCAACCTCGTCAAGTCCACGATGCTGGAGTTGATGGACGATTTCGGCGTTGACCTCGGCTTGAAGATGTGGAACGACGGCACGATCACCGGTTCCGGCATGTACGGTGTGATGTCATTGCACGGTGCCTCTTCGACCTTGAGCGCCGACGAGTGCTACAACCAACTCGGCAGCTACACTGAACTGTCACCGGTTGACGCCAACGATTGGTGGAACTGCCAACCGACTTCTGCCCGCACCTACGCCGGCCTGAGTACGACCCTCGGCAACAAGGTCAATCGCTGGAGCGGTGCCGACGACGTTGCGTATCCCGCGGGCCAGTTTCCCGAGGGGTATATGTTTTGGACCGAGCTTATCGGCAACTATAACTCGACCTACTTCACCCCGACCGGAAGTAGCTCGACGCACAGTTGGGATACGCAGTGGCAACAGGCGTTCAACGCCATCGACACGTACCAGACCAAGCTGATGAAAGAGCCGGTCGATACGTGGATTCTCGACGCCGACCTGATGATGCGGGCGAAGAACAGCCTCATCGACAATCAGCGATTCGTGGTTTCCGATTCGAGCGAAATGCGTTCGCTTGGATTCAAAGACCTCGAATACAATGGCTGGTCCCTTTTGACTGGCTACGGCGTGCCCGACGGCATGGCCCAGGGCTTCACTTGGAGCAAGATGGAGCTTCGCTTGCTCCAGTCGCAACTGGTCGAGCGCACCGAGGATCACGACATCCGCACATCGGACGACTTGTTCCTCTTGGACAGCTACCACCAGATGTTGTTCCGATCGCCGCGGTACTTCCCGTGCCTGGTTCCCGCCACCGCCGCAGGAACCTGATCCCGAGGAATCGAGGCTGTTTCGCTTTTGCTTTTGCTTAGAACCCTTTGAGGTAAAAATACCATGAACTCGAATCTTCCGTTTCCCTTGGGCCACACGGCTGCGGACGGCGTGACAATCGCCGGACCTGTCGGGTTGGTGTCCCAACTTCCGACTGCCACCGGCGACTTCAACGAAGCCACGCCCTACCACAAGGATTTGGCTGGGTTGGTTGTCGAGTACATCGACGTGCCGATGGCCAACACGACCGTCAACAGCAATGCCGCTGCCAAGGGCACCGTGGCGGGATACTACTGTGCTGCGGGCACCAATCTCCCCGGCAAACTCCGTTGCGTTCAGGCGGGCGCTGCCATCACCACGACCTGCATCGGGCAGATCATGGGTTTCGACGCCACTGCCGGACAGTTTGGCGTTGTCGCCACGGCTACCAGCGTTGACGGCGGCGTTGGAAAACCGATCCACGGCGGCTACCCCGTAGGCACGGTGTTTGCCAAGTACGACTGGTTCTGGGTGGTCGAAGAAGGCCCAGCCGTCGTGACTCCAGCCGACTCGGTAACTCTTGCCGCTCACGGTCCCGTGTCCGTCTCCGATGCCACTGGCCACGTCGGCCCGGCTGTCGCCACGGATGCCGTTGTAGGAACCGCCGATGTGGCCGTGACGGGCGACATCGACACCACGACCCATGCCCACTTGGCGCTGATTTACGTCAAAGCTGGCATCCAAGCCGAAGAGGCGTGATCCATGAAACGGGAACCCCTGGGGTATCCCATCGACGCACTGGGACGGCGAGTGTCAACCCGCCTCGCCGTCCCATTCAAGATTCGCGCGCGGCTCTTTGAGTTCGCCGAACGATTGAACGCATTGGACGTGGCATTACGGGAGATGGAGCATGATCCGAAGATTGGCGAAATGCTGCCCACCGACCGTATTCACGAACTGTTTCGTGACCTCAATGCGGCAATCTTGGAGTCGGTCCCTTCTGTTCCTTGCAGTTGTTCACCGACAGTTGACTGCACGCTCTGTGAGGGCAAGCGATGGCTGAGCGCCCTGGATATTCGCCGCATCACCTCGCAACCTGCCGAATCGTCGGCACCGTCAAGCGATCGCCTAATCTATCCCACGCCCTCGGAGAGCCTATCTGCCGCGTGATGCTGCTAGTGAATGGAGAGGAGTTCGCCGTGGTGTGTCGCAAGGAACTAGCTGGCGTAGTGGCCAACGCATCGCAAGGCGATCTCGTTGACGTAGCTGGGACGCTGACGCCACACCACTGGAAGCCCGGCGACGGACGGGAACGAATCGTTGCCACTATCGACGCTACGGAGGCACGCATTCAATGCCCAGCGCAGAGCAAATAGTTGCCCAACTCGCCGACGCTAAAGGAGAGGTGACGCTTTCCTTGCAGCGTGTGTTGCGCGGCTTTGTCGCGGAGGTGAATGGCGAGGAAGCGATGGGCAAGATTCTCGGACAGATCGTCATGGACGACGATGTTCCCGTGGCGTCCAAGATTAACCTGATGAACAACGTGCTGAAGTTGATGGGACAGTACGGCGAGGCCGACAACCAAAGCGAACTCCTGAACGATGAGCAGGTGTTGCTGCGACTGAAGGCGCTGGATCAGCAGATTTGCCAACAAGAGCCAAGCGACCAAAAATGATTTCGCCCGCGATCACCGCCGACATGCGAAAGGCTCTTGAGGAGCAGATGCGGGAGGCACACCCACAAAGGCCGGTTGCCTTGCCATCGTTGTCTTCCCTGTATGCCGAACGTCTCGCACTTGCCAAGCGGCTACTGTCGCGCGAGTACGAAGGCTTAAGATTCTATGAACCAGCCAGCTACTTGGCGGAACAATTTCACGCCTGCAATGCCGTATGGCGTCTCGCTGACGGCGGCAATCGCAGCACCAAATCTTTTTCGGCCTCAGCAGAAAACTCCCGCGCAATGACCGGGACTGATCCATACGACAAGTACGACAAGACCAATGGATACGCCTTGTTTGTCGGCCTAGAAAGAAAGAATCTATCGCAGATTTATCGGTCGATGTTTTGTGAAGGTGCGTTCAAAATTATCCAAGATGAGCATACCGGCCTATATCGTACAGTTCGCTGGGACCGCAACCACCCCAATCGCTTGCAGGAATACGATGAAGCCTACCGCGAGAAGTGGAAAGACGCTCCGCCGCTCATTCCACCCCGAATGGTCGCTCACATCTCTTTTGACTTGCCGGAAGTTCCTCGCACCATTCGCCTAAACAATGGGTGGCATAGCCTGTGGCAATCCGCCGCCGGTGATCCAGAACTTGGATCGCACTACTCGTTTGTGCGATTCGACGAAGAAATGCCATCGACCGAGTTCTACACCGAAGCCCATCGCGGTTTGACGCGACTGCACGAAACCATTAAGCATCGCCCGAAGGGCATTTGGTCGGCAACTTCGCAGGTGTCAAATGTTGACCTCGGAGAACTGCGAGACAAAGCCCTAGCCGAGCCTGAATCTGATTTCGTCAGGCAGTTTGTGTTTTTGATTGAGGACAACCCGTATTTCACACCCGAAGCCCGCGCCGAGTTCTTACAAGGCTTACGGGAGGAAGAACGGGCAACGCGATACCACGGCATTCCAGCCAGTCACGTTCGCCGCATCTACGGCACATACAACCCGATGGGCGATTCTGAGAACGGTAGCGGCCACGGCTGCGAACCGTTTGAAATCGACCCGCGAGTGTTCGCCCGCTATGTGATTCTCGATCCAGCCATCAATCATTGCACAACGCTGTTTATCGCCATAGACCCAGACGAACAATACTTGACGGTCTACGACGGTTTCGACGTGACTGGCATGACGGCACGCGAATGGGCAGCCAAGGTAAAGGAGCGACAAAACGGAGTGAAGTTTGAGGCCCGCGTAATCGACCAGCAGATGGGATCGTGCAAGCTCCAGGGCCGCGAGATTCACACCGTCGCCCACGAATACAGCGAAGCTCTCAAGGAACTAGACGTACAGTTTCGCCGCCTCGGCCAGATGGAAGGCTTTATCCCAGGCAGCAACGACGTTGATGCCCGCACGCTGGCACTGCAATCCAAGATGGAAGTACGTGGCAGCGGTGCATTCGCTGGCACGTCAGAACTTCGCGTCATGCGTGGCATCTTGCCGGAACTGGACAAGCAGATTCGCCGGGCGCAGACCGACCCGAAGAATCCTACTAAGAGGCTTAAGAACCTCAAGGTTCCGCAAGACTTTCTCGACGACCTCGAATACGCCGCCGCGGGAAGTCTCTCTTACTTCACTCCCGAGGTGGAGGAAATAGTTGAGGAGAAAAAGATTACAGCCTTCGACGTTTTCGTTTCCAAACAATCCAAGCGGCGTGAACAACGCCGCCGAGAATACGCCCTCCGCTAACCCACCACACAAAGGACAATGACGTGAGTTTCTATCCCGAGATTCGAGCCGGTGACGACGTTGTATTTTCCACCAACCCGAACGAAGTTCCCGACCAGTGGCGCTACGGCAAGGTTATGGTGCCAAAGAACAATTCGTGTGACATCGCGGTTCACTTTGACAACCACATCGAATACCGCTCCGACTGCCTCCACGCCGACGATCCCCGCATCACGACAACTCGTATCTGGGCGGAACCGGGGCGTGGCGTTTTCCGCTTGGCGGCGGGAGAGATCGAGCGACGCGCCGACCGACTACGCCTCGCCGACATCGAAAAGAAACTGATCCGCCTTGAAGCTGGCCTAGAGGATTTGGTTGTGCCGTCAGCGCGTGGACGCAAGCAACCCGCATAAGGAAGCATGATGGCAGACTCACCCCTTTCGGAACTGCTAGGCAAGATCGCATCGCTCTGGGATAACCAGATCAAGCTATGCGAAGAAGCAAAGGCACGCGACTTTGGCGATGCCGCCGATGAGATTATGCGCTATGTCGGCAAGCAGTACCATCGCGTGGAAGTGAGAGACGCCATTCCGCTTGAAGACATGCCCGCCGACTACGTTACGGTGGTCAACTACACGCAGTTGTTCGTGGACACACTGACGCCGTATGTCTTTGCCCGCGTTCCGAATAGGTTGGTGCAGCCCGGCCGTCCGCAGATTCCGCCCGAGTTGGAGAACGCGGTTCCTGAGATTGTGTCAATGCAGGAGGGGCAGCGGAAGAAGGATACGATGCTGTCCTACGAATTACAGGCGGCATTGCAGTGGTTTCCAAAGGTCTATGGTCTGACTGAGGAGGGAGAGGTTTCTGTTCGGGAAGCGTTAGCAAAGGGACGTGGTTGTTTGTGGACGGAAATGGTAGATGGTCCTGTCGATGACGTTCCCGGCAGCATGGCTGACTCGGTAGACAACCTGCTAATTGATAGCGACTGTCGCAAGCTGCGAGAGGCGGGATTCATCATCCGCAAGCGTCAACAGGTTTCGTGGAAGATTGCCAGCCTTTGGAGTGAAGATGTAAAGAACATCCGCGCCAACGCCCAGACGGCGATGTCGCGGGCCTCGGCTTCTGCCAATCACGACACAACCAACAACTCCGACCTCGCCACCTACTACGAAATCTGGAGCGTAATGGGCATCGGCGACAAGTTAGTAAACGCTCCCGACGACATGCTTAGCGATGGAGCGTTGGCTACGGCCTTTGAACAGATTGGTCTCTACGTTCACTTTGCGATTATGCCGGGAGTAGACCATCCTCTCGGTATGGACTCCGAGAAAATCAACACGTTTGCCGAGAATCCTGCCGCGCTGCTTCAGGAACTCAAGGGACTGCTCGCTTGGCCGATCGCCACCTACGGCAACACCACAAATCCGTGGCCAGTCAAGTGTATCGACTTCAAGCCACAAGTTGGATGTCCTTGGCCACGGCCGATTCTTGAGCCAGCATTGCCGCTGCTGCGGTTCATCGACACGATCTATCAGGGGCTAATGGTCCGCGCCGAGAAGATCGGCCAGATTGTCACTGTCACGTCGCAAGCCCTTGAGGAGGCAGTAAAGACGGCACTCAAGGGACGTGAGCAGATGCCAGTCGTAGCCATTTCCGAGGCCGATGTCGGCAAGGCCCTCAAGGAATATCTCGACTTTATCCAATTCCCAGAGACCAACAAGGACGTGTTCACAATCTTGCAGTTAGCCGACTCGGCATTCCGCGAGATGACCGGGTTGGACGAGTCGTGGGCAGGCGCTTCTCCGCAGACACAGGAACGGTCGGCAAAGGCTTCCGGTATTCGACAAGCAGGCTTGAGCCGTCGGCCTGACGAGTATGCTGACAAAGTAGAGGCATGGGGTAGCGAAGTTTCTGAAGGCGAAGCCATTGCCGCTCGCCTGTTGCTTTCCGCCGAAACTGTATCCTTCCTGTTTGGCGAGAAGATCATGGACCCCGTGACTGGCAAGGAAGCGGAAGGCGACATTCCCAATCCAGTCTACGGGGCGCTTACATCGTTTTGGATGAACGAAGAGTCCGGTGTAACCACCAACGATCCTTGGATTGCCGCCGCAGAGTGCGAATACACCATCGAGGCGGGCTCGGGTCGAAGACGCAACAAGCAGCTTCAACAAGAGAACGCCCAGCAGTTGTACACGATGCTTGGGCAACAGGTCTTTTCGATCTGCACCTCGATGCAGGATTACGAGCCGTACTTGGCTCTAGTGCGCATGGTGGGTGACGCCTACGAAATGCCTACCGAGCCTGTGATTGCCAGCGTCCGCGAAGCTCTGCAAAAGTTTGTGGCGGCGCAGCAAGCCGCACAACAGCAGCAAGTCGGACCAGATGGGCAACCGATGCCTCCTCAACAGGGCGGACAAGGCGGTTCGCCTACGCCATTGCCGGGTGCCAATGTTCTGCCAGCGTCCTATATGGGTGCCGCGGGCGGCGCACGGGCTATGCACCTTCCTCCACCACCAGGAACTACGTGAGATGTACCGTTACCACGACTACAAGTGCGGCCACTGTTGCCATCAATGGGAAGTTTTCGAGGACAGAGATGCGCCGCGCGACCAACCTTGTCCAAAGTGCGGCGGTGTGGCAACGCGAGTATTCGGCTGTCCGCACATTCAGGGGACAGACACTTTATTGCTCCAGGGAACGGATGACGGCTTCGGTCCAGATAACGCCAGTCGCCAGATGGCACTCGCTAAGGCGCAAGCCGCGGGTATCAGCGTTTCCGGCATGAAGTTCCATCCTGGCTTGTGTCGCAGGGGAGTTCGCTTTGATCCGCAGGCGTGGTACAGGGACGGTGCCGACGTGAAACGCAAGGCACGCCAACTTGGCCGTTGCGTCGAAGGGGCAGTCAACGTCACTTCTCCTATCTTTGAGTCGGACCTAGCAGCACAAGAAAAGCCCTACCGCGTTGCCCGTCACGTTGTCAAGGAGGACGTTGACCGCGAAGTGGCCCAGTGCCACGGCGGCAAAATGACTAAGGCGAAGCGCGAGGAGTTGTACCACAAGTACGTTGATAAGCACAGTGGATCACCCGCCCCTAAAGGAAAGGTGAAGTTGCCGCTATGAGCCTTCAATATGTTGTCACGTATGACGATGTTCTTTCGGTGGTGCGGGCGTTTTCCTCTAGCCACGGCGCTGGCAATGCCCAAGAGGTGGTCCGCTACTGCATTGAGTCCGGGATGCGAGAGATCATCGCCGCCAAGGATTGGAACTGTCTGCGTAAGGTATGGCGTGTACCGCTTCAGGCCGTACAGACGACAGGCACGCTGACCTACGCGAAATTGTCGGGCACAACGCCCATCTACCTTGTAACTCTCGTTGGTGCCACCGTTCCAGATTGGGCGGAGGGCGCGCAGATTCGCGTCGGCACCTACTCCACAATATGCGACATTGATGAGATCGTTTCTGCTACCGAGTTCACGCTTCTCCCCCCGCGTGTGCCGACTGAGGATATTACGACTGCTACCACCTACACGATGGGGCGATCCTGGTATGAATTGCCAGCAGAGTTCATTGCATCGTGGGCTCCGGCCGAACGAAACGCCTGGTGGACGGGCAAGTACGTGCCGTTTGAGGAGTGGCACCTGCTAGAACGCTATCGTGTGATGAACGGCCCAGTCAATTACTGGACGATTGGACCGGCTCCCGACCAGTACGGAACATTGGCCCTTTTCGTCGAGCCGTGGTCGGCCTCGATAAGCGATCTGGATTTCGTGATGAAATGCCGACCTCGGCAACTCTCGATTTCCGGCCAAGACCCGTGGAACTACGCCGGCACGGTTTCTGTGGTCGCTGGGTCGAAAACCGTAACCGGCAGTTCCGGCGTGCTGTTCAAGGCGCTAATGGAGGGGGCGATCATTCGCCTGTCCGACACGAGTGCAAAGCCTACCGGCACGAATGGTCCAAACCCCTACGCCTTTCAGCAGCAGATTGCGTCGGTCAACGTCTCCGCTAAGACGCTGACACTCCGAACCGCTTCGGCGGTATCACTAACCAGCGTAGGGTATACCGTTTCTGATCCGGTGGACATCGACACTTGTATCTTTGACGCCTTCCTCCGCAACTGCGAAAAGCAACTGGCCCATGCTTGCGGCATGAAAGACTACGAAGCCATCAAGCGGGTGTACGACGTTGCGTTGGTGGAAGCGAAGATCGCCGACGCGACAACGCGACACCGCGAGGTTGCCGTTCCGCAATCCCGTGTGCGAACGAGACTAATCGACTACCCAAACATCCCGCAGACGTAAGATCATATAGAAAGAGAGGAAGCATGTACTGCACACGTTCTGACATAGAAGACGCTTTCGGCATTGGCAACGTGCTCGCATGGGCTGACTTGGACAACGATGCGGATGAAACAAAGATCGAGGCTCGCATTGACCGCGCTATCGCAGTGGCAGACGCTCGAATTGACGATACCCTGCGCACCTCCGACGTGAGCTTCCAGCTTCCGCTTACATCGACAACGCTCACGGACGTTGCCGCGGTTCTGACGGGCTACTGGTTGAGTCGGTCACGCGGCACACGGGAACTGGACGATAACGGAAAGCCGATTTCGCGTTTGACGGGGGCACGCAATGAGGCTCTGGAAACGCTGAACCTAATCGCCTCCGGCAAACTCAAACCGGCGGGGGTGGTGTAGTGAGCAATCCGCTAGACGACCTGTATGCTTCGATTTGGAATACCTTGGAGTCGAAAGACGACTTCACGGCTTTATTTCCTTCTGGTAGTTCGCGCCAAGTACGGTACGACACCGCGGCAACTTATGCACCTGACCCCGACTTAGACGAATTGCAACCCGCCGATTACCCGCGTTGTCGCGTTACCATGCAGAGTGCGCAGCCAGCGAAGGAAGGCGATAGCGCCACGTCATTTATGGACGTGACTCTTGCCATTGAAATCTGCACGGGATCGCAGCATCAAACACTCGCTCGCGCAGCAACATGGGCCTGCTACCGTGCCATGACGACATGGCGGGCTTACGTTCGTGAGTTGGTAAAGTGGAACGATGCTGAGTGCGTTGCCGATTTTAATGCTGTTGACAATGGCTTCACCGACAAAGACAAAGAACGCAACCGCGGGACAAACCAGTGGATCGTCGTCTGGTCCACCGTCGCCAAACTCTACTTTCAAACAACCGATCTGGAAAGCCTATAGAAGGAGTTCGCTATGTTCACGGGTACACGCCAAGTAACGTCAATTTATAACGCCGTTACGAACACTGGCACCACAACCATCACATACTCCACTGGACTAGAGCCAGTGGATTCTATTCTCGCCGTGGGAAACGCGGGTACGTTGACCCGTTCCGACGCCGATACCGGCATCATCACGTTGGAAGATGGACACACCATTACCACCGCCGATGTTGTGGATGTCTATGGGGATGGCTGGCAACGACACGGCATGACTGCTACGACCAACGGCACCGTAGCCAACAGCTTTCAGGTGGACGGCGGGCAAGAGGTGGAAGACACCGATGACTTGCCAGTTGGCACTGCCGTGCCGGTTGTTGTCTGCAAGCAGACTCCATTCACGGAATCATTCGTCGGCAACGAACTGCAAGGCATCGCTGCTTCCGCCGGCCAACGGGCGATCCTCTGTTTTTGGGACTCCACTACGGTAAAACTTGCCGCAGAAATCGTTGCCAACGGCGAGTGGAGTTGGGCGACTGGCAGTTCAATTGCCAACCCACTGGCTGGCTTTTCAATCACAAAGATCACCGTCAGCAACGGCAGCGCTACCGCTGTAAATCACTTCACCCTTAGCGGTGCAAAAGCCTGAAAGGAACAACTATGGCCGTAACTATACTTACTGGGAAAAAAGCAGCGATTGACGGAGTATCGTGCGCCACCGAATGGGGCTGCGCAGCCCAAGCCGAAGATGTGTTCGCTATTTGCTCCGCATCGGACGGCGCACCTGTCCGCGCCGTAGGGAACGAAGATTGGTCCGTGTACTGGGAAGCCTATGGATCGACTCCCGCAAAACTACCGGGTGCTCTCTTCACCTTTACGGGTGCAACGGAAACCGGCGGCGGTGCAACCAGCATTGCCAACGGAGCGATCGTGAAACAGATTCGCGTCGATTGGCCGGTGTCTACCGGGGCGTTCGTGCATCACCGGGTCGATGGCGAGTGCGCGGAGGGCGCGTTGACATTTGGTGCGAGTACAGCTACTGACGTGAACATTCCCAATCCGCTTTCCGCCAAGCAACTGTACGCCACCTTCGGCGGCGTTGACATTACGCACGTCACCGATATGGTGTTTGCCGCCCAGTGCAAGAACGCCGATTCCATCGACAGCAGCAGCGCCGGGATTCGCAATCGGAAGAAGGGCAATTACGACGCCGTGGCGGTTGTTCGCGTCAACGTGGAGGCATTTGCGAGTTTGCCGGTCACAAACACCATCGGCATCTTGGCAATCGGCAAGGGAACTGCCGTCACGCCCTGGACGGTGCATTGGATGAAGCTAATGAACATCAAGCCGGTTGTGGACATTGAGGGCAACGACGGCAAGCCAAAGGTTGTTGGAGCCGACCTGCAGTTTGCATTCACCGGCTACAACGGCGGCGTGAAGGGATTTATCACAACTCCACTCGGTGGAACCCTCTGGCCGTAATCATGCCCGACGAGAAACGCAAAGACGAAAAGGACAAAGAACAACGGACGGTCCCGCCGCCCGACGTGTCTGATGTTTCACCGGCAGATGCGCCAGTTGCACCAAAGGTTCCTGGGCCGCCAATACCGCCGCTAGTATCGCAGGAACCGGTCCCGCCGCCCGACGTGTCTGATGTTTCACCGGCAGATGCGCCAGTTGCACCAAAGGTTCCTGGGCCGCCAATACCGCCGCTAGTATCGCAGGAACCGGGACCGCCGCCCGAGTTTCTCTCGTCCACCACCCATCCAACGCAGACGTGGAAGAGCTTTGAGGAGGTCGAAGCCGCGAAGAACGCCCCTGTCTCGGCGATGGCAGACGCTTCCTCTCTGGCGTTACCGGAAACAAAAGGTAATTTGACGCCGACTCTGGAGCTACCAAGCTCAGAGGCGTTGATCTCGACCAGCCCAGACCTACCGAAAGATGCGCCCGCACAGCCAGCCGGTCGGATTGATCCAGTAGTAGCGACCCAGCCCGAGTCGATCCCACCGCCAGAAATGGCCAGCCTAAAAAAACCCGTTAGCGCCGCAGAGTCGATTACGCGAGTCGCTGACGAGATGAACCGGCGAGACAAGCAAGAGAAGAATGCGGATCGAAAGCAAAATCTGCTGGCACAATCCACGGCGAGAGCGGTAGAACGCAGACAACGTATCGGGCTGCCGATTCCGAAGAACTTAGCCGAAGCCTACGCCGCATCACATCCTGACATTGGCACAAGCGATGCCGCCGACCAGCAAACAGAGGGCATCCAGCTTCCGGGCGTCGGAAACATTGGGCGTGCCGGAATGGCTAATCCTTTCGAGGCGGGGGGGCAATCTTCCAACGCGGAGATGGCTCGCAAACTAGACGAGATTCTTAGGATCGTGACGGACCTACAAGCACGCGACCCCGGCTCCACTTACCAATAATCCCATGCCTGCACCTGCATATACCGAAGATATGCCGTCCCCGCGAGGCGAGTGGTACACCAACGCCAAGGGTATCGTCAACTTTCGGGCGAAGCGAATACTACGATGCACCTGGGGCGACCGGGCCGCGTTGATTGCGTGGCTTGGCACCGAGGCTGGATGCACCTACCCACACGCTGACGGCACGGCTCTATCGCTGGTCCGCGGCATTCAGTCGGAAGGCTTCGCTAAAGGCATCGGCAGCGGTAATTTGATGTCCTATTCGCACGCCACGCTTACGGTGTCATACGACACCGCCGGGCCACAGTGGGTCAACGGCGTGTCTATGGAAGAGTGGATGCAACCGCATCAGTTTGAGGTGTGGACGCCAAAGTTATGGTGGGCGGATGGAAAAAAGAACACTGAGAACTACTGCAAAACCGTGGCGGGCTGGAAACACGTTACTAGTGTTTCAAAGGCGCTGACCGTTCCAAGTAATGCCGGTGCGTACATCGGCATGTGCAACCAGAATACGAAGTCAACCCTTACTCTCGGCTACTCGTTCGCTGCACAAACGTTGCTGTATAATCCGCCTTCGGTGAGTTCGCACACCGACTCAGGCGGAACGCGGTACTCGTACCAGTTTGAACACATCTACCATCCTGGCACTTGGAATAAGTTCTGGCGGCAGGACACTAACGCTTATGAAACTATGTACACGACTGCCGCCGGCAACACGCCATACGTTTGCTATCCAGCTACTTGGTGATGGAGTAACCGATGTTTGCCGACCTACGCAAGGTAGTCAAGGGCGACCAGATTCTTGCCACCGATCACGCTGCTCTCGTCAACGCGGTGAACATTCTGGCGGCGAGGCCGTGGAGTGAGAGTGAAACTTTCGTTCGGTTTCGCCTGGAAGAAGACCTCTACAATTGCTCCAGTGCCTCAGCAACGGTTTTGGACGATACCGGCGAAGATGAATCTGACGGCGAATGCGCTTGCGTTGGATTCACCGATGGGGAATCAATCACCGTTGGCGATCGCATCGGCGCGGTGTCCGGTTCGGCTCTCGGCCGCGGCGGCTACGTTCGCTCTGGCATGTGGGGCGTTGCTCGATTGTGGCCCGATTCTGGACAGTACGAGCCGCTGGTGTTCGGCGACCCCGAGTGCGGAAGCGAATCGTCCGAGAGCGAGAGTAGTGAATCGTCGCAGAGTGAATCCAGCGAATCATCCCAGTCTGAATCGTCGGAGTCTCGGAGCGAATCATCCCAAAGCGGTAGTGAAGAGAGCGGTAGCGGCGGAAGCGGAAGCGAAGAAAGCGGTAGTGAAGAGAGCGGTAGCGGCGGAAGCGGAAGCGAAGAAAGCGGTAGTGAAGAGAGCGGTAGCGGCGGAAGCGGAAGCGAAGAAAGCGGAGAGTCGAAATCAACGGCTATCGTACCGGCGAGTTGGTCGCCTACTGGCTTCACCGCCCTATCGGTATTTGAAGATCCGACGCCACGCTTTGGTGACGTTGCTTCCATCACGCTGACGCAGACCAATTGTCGCGTGGCGATTGACCCGAAGTGGCTGGAAGTTTGCGAACCGGGCGGCATTGAGGTATTCGTCCAGCCAAAGCAGCCGGTGGTGGTTGGTGCCTGTGTCGAGAGCGGAGAGATTTGCCTTGAGTTCGCCGAACAGCGATCCGACAGAGTAGTGACGCTGGCCATTCGCTTGATTGGCACCCGCAAGGGATTTGCTGCCGTCCGGTTCCCGGATCGAACAAAGGAAGAGTTCGACGCCAACGAAGCATACTTGAAGATGGCGAAACCCCATGCCTGATTTAGGCTCTGCTAAAAGCGCTTCGTCGGTTAGCCAGTCGGAGGCGAGTCTCAGCGGCAGCCTCGAAATCGGTTCCGACTGCATTGGATGCGAGGCAGGCACCGCCCCCGCGCACATGACTGTCGATATTGACGGATCGGGATCGTACGACGGAACCTATAGCCTGGCACGCTTCATTTTTTACACCCCAATTCACTGTTGTTGGACATTTCAAGGAAAGGACTGGTGCAACGGTAATACACCAGACGACGTAGTGCTTACTGTAGGGTTAGGCCAGTTTCTGTTTTCAGAATCCCCCCGCGTGTTTCATTGGCGGCTTCTGGGAAGCTTTAGCGGAAAAGGACCGGCATGGGACCCGTTGTATCAACGATGGTGGACATTCAAAAACGTTCTATCCTTTCACGTTGATCTTGGTTTTGACCCACCGGACTGTAGCACGTTCAATCACTTACTGCTTCCATTTGAACATGCCAGCAACACCTATTGCCTTACATGTGGTGGCTACAGCGGGTTCAATGTATGGCCGGATGGTTTCGATTTTCGGGTAACGAGCGGGTGACAGCGATGCACTGTGACTTCGAGCCAACTGAATCCCCTACCGTTTCCGTGTGTAGAGTCTGCGGAGAATGGATGGAGCACCCGCCCGGTAGGAAGATGTCGCAACTATATCGCGTCTGCGACTCCAGGATGGAGCAAGAGCGACGTGAACGTTTAGCAAAAAGCGGAGCGGAATCGCTGGGCATCACGTGGGACGACGCCAAAAACTACACGGTTGCACTAGTCAAATGGGTCAAGGACGGCCGACCAGTTCGCAGCCAAGAGTTGGTTGAACACATCTACATCAAATACTGCAAACCGTGCGAAGAGAACGTCAACGGTCGATGCAAACAGTGCGGCTGCCGCGTAAATCTCGGCATCGCTCTGTTCAACAAAATCAGGATGGCGACGGAAGATTGCCCGCTCGACAAGTGGCCTGGTTCGATAGTCGAACCCGTTGACGTGGTGTACACCCTATCGTCGGAGAGCCGCCACGATGACATCGAACTTCGCTATTCACTTCGTTCTCTGCAAAAGTACGCGAAGAATCTCGGGAGAATCTTCGTTGTCGGCCACAAGCCGCATTGGCTGACGGGCGTGACCAACATTCCGCACGTCGGCGGCCACGCCTGCAAAGACGCCGACATCATCAACAAGCTCAGGCTGGCTTGCGAAAGCGGTATCAGCGAACGCTTCATCTTCGCTTCTGATGACCAGTGTTTGTTGGCGCCCACCGACCTAGCGACCATGCCGGCAACATTCTCAGCCGTGGCGAGAACACCGAACAAAAACAAGTGGGAAAAACGACTTCACGCGACAGCCGGGTATGTAGCAAGCAAGGGCGTGACGCCCGAGAACTTCGACACCCACACCTTTCAGCCGCATTCACGGATTGAGTTTCTCGCGGCCGTGAAGGATGCACCCTACGACACCAAACAAGGGCTGACCGTCAATACGCTCGCGCTAAACCTGAGTCCATCTGTGTTCCGCGCGTCTCTTAACGGCGACAAGACAACGCTGTACAAGGCGGTGAAGAATGCGGACGCTTTGAGGAAAATGCTAGCCGGCCGAAGACACCTTGGCTACAACGACAACGCGATGACCGCCGCGTTTATGCTGGTGTTGGGCGAACTGTTTCCAGAGCCATCACAATATGAACTGCCGGAGAATCGACCCGTGACCACTGCCGAAAGTGACCTTGTGCTGAGAATCTATATGGCTGGTTCGGATGACCTTCGCACGTTCGGCGGATTGTACCAGGGAGCGTACTACTTGCAGCAGTCGCCGGAAGAGGCGGCCGAGTTTATCACGCTGGCCAAGCGACACCTGAGCCATCCTCGGCTTTTGGAGGTTGGGAGCGCGGCCGGCGGATTCGCCAAACTGCTAGATGACGAGGTGGTTTGTCGGTCAGTGCGAATCATCGACGACAACAAACACCCGCAAGCCCACTGGCGACCGTTTCGCTTACCGCACGTCGCGGGCGAGTACGTCGGCATGGCTGAGCACTCCGGCCCGTGGTTGGCAGAACAGAACGAACTCTACGACCTGATGATCGTTGATACCGACCACCGATACGAGACGGAGCGAAAGAACGTGACGACCGTTCTGCCGTACCTCGCACCCGGTGGGTTGCTTGTGTTCCACGATGCGGTGGCTTGCACGGGGCCAGGGCAGGTAGGTCAGTTGCTTGACGAGTTGCGGGGCGGCTCAGAACCGAACCTGGAATATCTCACCACCATCGGCACGCGATTGGGGTTGGCAGTGTTCCGCAAGCGTGGCGAACCGGAGGGGCTCCCGCCGTATCAGTATCCGCCGGCAACCCTCCTCTATCACTTCGCCCCTTGGTTGCCGCGTCAAGAAATGATCGACTTTCACTTACAACGACTGCCGCGGTACTTGCACCAGTTTAGCAAAGTGCGAATGAACATCGTTACGGGCGACGGATTCGCGCCGGCAGAAGAAATCGAAGAGCGATTGCGACCGTTTGTCCCCGCCGACACAAAGTTCTTTCGCACCCCGAACACGGCCGATGGGGAGGTGACACCGTTTTTTAATCTGCTGCTGCCAGAAGTCGAAGCGGATGAGCGAGTCTGCTACGGTCACTCGAAAGCCGCCATGCTGCAACGACAACCGCTCGGTAAGGCGTGGGCCGAATTGATGTACACGCATGTCATGCAAAACAGTAGGGCCGCCATTGAGGTACTGAAAACGAAGGCTTCTTTCGGCACGCTGTTAGGTCAAAAGTGCGGTCGGTGCAAGTGGCACTACTCGGGCACGTTCTTTTGGTTCCGCGGAGACATTCGGGATCGGCGCGGATGGGATCGCCACGAAAGAAACCGCTATGGCGTAGAGAGGTGGCTGGGCGGATTCCTGCCAATGTCCGAAACGTGGAGCACGCTCGACCCCGCCACGCTTCACATCCTGTTCAAAAAGAACGTGGGCGGCGTGCTAGCGCGGTACTGCAATCTACTGACGAGTCCGAGTAGTGACAGATTGTGAAGTTCGGGCCGAAGATCGAAGTGCCGGCCGTCGAACAGCCTACCGTCTGACCGAAAACGTCATAGACTATAACGATTTGGTTCAATCTTGGATTTCGCTCCTTTTTGGGCTGTACATTTCTTTTGCTTCGGCGTAGATTTGTCAGCGGTACTGAGGCACTGAGAGACGGCATCTGAGATTGACGCATCCCCTGATTGCCAGTAAGTTGTAGCGATTATTCAGTCGAACATACGACGTTCGGCGGTGGACACGGAAGAAACTCGCAATGATTGCTCCGCAAAACATTGATTTTTGTCAGCCCGGTTTGGTAGGCTACGTACTGGCCCACAACTGGGAGTTGACAGCTAGCGGAGGAATCGGCGGTGATTTGTCAGGCGGTGCCGCGTTGGATGCCTCGGGTCGGCTGATAATCCCCACGGCGCGACAACGGCTTATCTCAGTGGGCCAGTCGTGCGCTCTTAGGTCGCACGGCCTCGCCGTGGGCTATTTCTACGGGAGGGCAGCATGAAGTCTAGTGCCCTCGCGCCAATCTCCCGAGCACGGACGATGTTGGCGGAAGCGACAACAATCGAAGATATTCTCCACGTTGAAAACCTCGCCCAGCGAGCCAGGGACTTTGCGGACGCCGCCGGGATGGGGCGTGAAGCGTGTAATGCCGCCTCGACAATAATGCTTGACGCGAGACGCAAGGCTGGGGACACGTTGCAATTAATGAAGGAACGCGGGGAACTGGCTGAACGTGGCAGACCAGAACAAACGTCGCAGGCTGCGACATATACCCTTGAGTCCATCGGCCTAACCCGTTCCCAATCCTCCCGCTACCAACAAGAGGCCAGCGTGCCAGAAGAAGAATACCAGACGTGGCTTACCGGAATTGTTGAGAGCGGCGACCGAGACTTGACGGCGAGCGGTTTGAGAAAATTGGTGAAGCGGAAGGCGGCAAAACAAGTGAAAATCGACGAGAGCCCGTCGGGAGTTGTCGGCGATCTAAAAGTTCTAATCGAGGATGAAAAGAAGTATCGCTGCATCTACGCCGACCCGCCTTGGCAATACGGAAATCAGGGAACGCGAGCAGCAACAGACGACCACTATCCGACAATGACGGTTCCCGAGATTTGTGCGGAACCAATTGCAGAGCTGTCTGATGATTGTTGTCTGCTATATCTCTGGACAACTTCCGGTTTTTTGCGGGAGTCATTTGAAGTTATCGACGCATGGGGATTCACTTACAAGAGCAATATGGTCTGGGTGAAGCCGCAAATGGGAATCGGAAACTACGTTCGTTTGTCTCACGAACATTTGATGATCGCAACAAGAGGGGGAATGACGACCTGGAGCGAATCCCAAATGAGTTGGGTTAGTTGCGTTGAGGCAAACAGAACAAAGCACAGTGAGAAGCCGGACATCTTCCGCAAGATCATCGAGGACATGAGCGACGGTCCTTTTTTGGAACTGTACGGGCGCAAGGAAGCTGCTGGCTGGACCGTGTACGGAAACAACGTGGACAGAATGTTGATTTCATGAGTGAAGAAGAACGCGCAGCACAAGAGAAGTTTCGGGAGGCACCGGAGCCATGGCTCGGACGCTTCGGAGAGGCGTTCTGGTCAAAGGTATTTATCGCATCCAAGATTCAGTACATACCGCTCTGCAAAATCGAAAACGGCGGCGCGCCCATGATGGAAGGTGAGGAGAGGATGATTTTGCCTGATTTCGATTTGGTCGGAATTGCCTACGTTGACTCGAAGGTAAAGAGCCAGAGCGTCATTTGGAGAAAGACTGGGCAGGAACGGCATGGAATTGACAAGCCGAACTGGGAACATTACAAGCGTGTGGCGGCGGCCGGTCGAAAAAACGCCGGGATTGCTCTCATCGAACTATACCGCGATACGGTGCCGCGAGAATGGTCGGGTAGCTTGCTAGTAGAAACGCTGGCAGCCTTGGGCGAACCAATCCAGGGAATGTCCCATCAGTCGCACATGCTCTATTGGCCGCGCAAAAGGTTTGTTGATTTGGATTCATTGTCGGCATCGGAACTTCTTGCGATAGCTAATGGTCGGTTACGCGCTGCGTATCCCGTGGAGTTGCAGGGGATATTTTCGTTTACGCCGACGACGCAAATGGAGTTGCCATTATGATGTTTCATTTTCACCTTTCCCCCTCCGCACCAACAGCAATGGCTTGCGTGGGGTTGGCGTCGGAGGTTTTCACGTCGGGGCGGTGCGCAAGTGCCGGCTACAGGCATCGCTCCGAGCTTTTACTTTGGCTAGCTCCTTCGTTGCATCAGATGATCCCCGAGGAATCAGGGCTGGGAGGGGACTCTGCAACGAGCCCGGTCCAACGGAGCGTCGGCGTTGACAGTGAAACGCACATAACACGGAGAGGCAATTCGCCTTTCGGTGATGGACAGAATAGGACAGTCGGTGCAATTCCGGCACGCTCCGCTGACGTTTACAAAAAGCAATCGCATCTTATTAAGGAGTAACGCATGAAAATCGAAGCCAAAACCAAGTTCGACATTGGCGACATCGTGGCTCTTTTGGCTCAAGTGCAAATGCCGCAAAACGGACGCCCACTCCTCGGGTGCGTTCAGGGTATACGGATTCACGCGAATGATAACGGTGTGGCCACCTCGTATTTCATTCGCATCCTGAAAGACGCTGGCGATCTGTGGATGCGACACGTTCGGCAGAACGTCGATGGCTGCGTGGTGACCGATCATGGATTATGGTTGTTCGCTGATAACGAGCTTGTCGCCTACGATCCGGCACTTGACGAGGCAGCCGACAAGATTGAAGAGGGGCAGCGAGCGAAGAAGGCGACCGCTCAGACGTAACCGCAACCACAGCAAACGAACCCGACGAAGAACCAGCCGCCGCGCTCGAAAACGTGGCAGGATAGGACTCGCACGCCTCGGAGGCGGCGGACGGAGAGCCTTGGAGGCTCATAGACAGGACAGCCCCGGCTGACGTAGGAAGTGGACCCCGGAAGAAACAGGAGGTTTTACGATGTTGGTACTTAGTAGAGAAAAGAATCAGCAGATCGTCATTGGCCACGGTATTGTGCTGACCGTGGTTGAGATTCGCGGTAACAAGGTGCGACTCGGAATCGAATGTCCGAGAGATGTCTCCGTTCACCGCGCGGAAGTCTTTGAAGCGATCCACGGCAAAGAGCGGATTGCAGAAGTCCGCAACGCCATTGACGCTGGCTTGAGTCTTGCAGAGTTGGAAGAGCTATTTGACTGGCAGGACAACCAGTTGGTCGGAAAGAAGGTGATGCCATGAGCGACGACAAATGTCTACTAACACCAGATCAGGCAATTGCGATGCTTGATCCCGATGGCGAGAACATCCATACGCTTAGAAGCGCGCCGTTATGTATGCTCGGCGCTGACTGGGAACGAAGTGATCTCATCAAAGCCATTCGCACAGCGGCAGGCTTAGAAATCGGTGGCGATATGTGTAAGGGCATGAATCACGGATTGGTTGTTTGGACAGAACGAGACAACCCGCTTTTCGTCGAATGTGCCAAGGGCTTTGACTACGATGCCTATGAGCACTCAATCAAGGCGCAAGTTGCCACCGGAGCCCAACCATGAGCCGACAAACCTCTTGCGGCGTCGATGATGACATTCTCGATGGCCTGTTCGGTCGCGGCTCGCAGACGCCAAGGGCGTGCATCACGGCGTTGGTCGCGGAGTCGATCCGTTACCAGGATTTGATCGTGCAAGCCGTCGCGTATGGCAACGAGCACGTAATCAAGTCATTGGCAGAAACGGCATCGGAGAAACTGACCGAGGCGTTGGCGATGATTCATCAGGAGTTTCGGAATGGGGAGAGGAACTGATGGTCACGCGGCGAAAGGTGCATGACTACTGGACTGAGGTGAAGCGGATCGTAGGCGGGGAGGTTAAGCAGACTAGTTGCTGTTGCGCCGCACCTGGAGCAACGCGGAAGGGGTGTAGCGTCGTAGCGGGCAATAAGACGCCGTGCCGATGCTATTGCCACAAGACGACACCAGATAAACCAAAGGAGCAAAAGTGATGTCTACACCCCCAGCCGACCGCCTAGCCGAACTACGAAACGCCGTGGAAGAGTTGCGGCGGGCTGTCGATGAGTCGCAGAGCCCGGAGACAATTCGACGAATGATCGAAGGCGTTGACGCTGCGATGGGTGTCGCGTGTCGGGAGTCGCAAAAGAAACGCGACGAGTGGAAGTGGGTCGGTTACCTACTGTTGGTCTTGTCGCGCAACTCCTGGAACGCCTCCAGGCCACGCGAACGCCCGTAGGCACTTATCGTTGTTGAGGCGGTGGCGAAGATTTTGGGAGTGAAGGAATGAAGGGCATCATCAGTGGCGAACATGACTGGGTGTTGTTTATCGGCAATAGTCAGGAGCTATCGATCGAGGGCACAGTGAATTACCGCGTTACGCCTGGCGAGCCAATGATTTGCCGAACCCCAAACGGGAACGGCTATCCAGGTTCGCCACCGGAATGTGAGTTTTGTGACATCGTAATCACGTCGATGGTCGTAACGTGCGGCAAGCATGATCATAAACTGCTGTGGCCAATGCTGTTGCAGTTGGATGCGTTTTCAGAAGTCGAAGAGTCTCTGCGCGATCACATTTTCGAGGAACACTGCGAACCACAGGAAAGGGAATACGATGGCTGATTCAGTAGACGTAAAGGTGTCCGATGGGCTCATAAGGCCAATCATCGACGCGAAGATCACCGAAGCTATCGCGGGAGCATTGCGAGGCTACGAGAATCTTGTGGCAAACGCTGTTGCTCGGGTATTGAGTCAGAAAGTTGACAGCAAAGGAATGCCATCCAATCAGGGATATTCCTCGGACGTTCCGTTTCTGGAGTGGCTTTGCAACGACGCCATCCAGCGGGCGGCAAAGGTCGCCGTCCAGAAATGGGTAGAAGCCAACACGGAGACGTTGCAGGACGAGTTTCTGCGCCAATTGAAAACGAAGAAGGGGCCACTCGTTAAAGCGTTCATTGGAGGGTTGGCTGGATCACTTCAATCCGAATATCGGTTTTCCGTGAACGTGGCTTTCAAGTCGCGCGATTAGCGAACACTGCGAGACGAAAGGGATAGCGATGAGTGAGTGGAAAAGCGAAAAGCCCGTGATTCAGCGGGAGATATTCACGCTGGACGTTTGCGATGGACTGCGGCTTCGGTTGCATAGCCGCGACGACGGGTATCAAAAATGGTGGGGCAACGTGGAAATCAGCTTCAACAAGTTCCTCGTGGGAACCACTGTTGAGACTTGCGAGACGGAACTGATTGCGGAGATGCTGCCGAAGATCGAGGCGGCTGTTGAGAAACTGAAACAAAGAATGAAAGGGGAAAATCATGCTGACGGGAAAAGTGTGGACGCTTGAGGCGGCGCAGAAGGAACTGGCGGACGCCAAGGCGGAATACGGGAAGGAACGCAAATGCCAACTGCTGCGGATTCGTTTGGCTGAGGCCACTGGCGGCAACGGTGGCAACGCCATGACGGTTGAGGCCACGAATCTTGAAAACCTGGAAGCCGCACACAAGGCCCACGCGAAGGCTCTGATTGCGGTGATTGCCCTGCTGGAAATCGAGGCGAAGGAAGGTGGTGCTACATGACTGATACCATACGAATCCAAGACATCGGACCAATCGAGACGCTGACCATTCCGATCACTCCAGGCATCACGGTCTTGCGCGGCGAGAGCGAAACAGGAAAGTCTCTCGCCCTGGAAGCCGTATCGCGACTGCTGGGAGGCGATGGGGAAGTAACCTGTCGAGACGACGCGGCGTCCGGCGTGGTCGAGGGTCTCGGTGCCCGTATCTCCGTTCGGCAAACGGCTCGCCGTACTGGCGAACTGGTGGCGGTGGCGCTAGACGGTGACTTGAACATTAGCGATCTTGTGTCGCCTCCGATCAAAGACCCAGCGACGGCAGACCGTCACCGAATCAAATCGCTTTTGCGATTGACTGGCGCTGAGGCCAACGCAGAACTGTTTCGCGCCCTATGCCCTGATGATGCGTCGTTTGACGCGGCTTGTACGGCTGATGTTCTCAAGTGCGACGACCTTGTGGAAATGGCCGCGAAGATCAAACGAAACTTGGAGGCCGCCAGTAGACGAGCCGACGATGCCGCAGAAAAAGAAGAGGGCTTCGCACTGGGGTGCCAATCTGCTGGTGAGGGTATTGACTTGACGATTGAGACGGATTCAGAGAATTTACAGAAGGTTCTCGAATCGGCCATTAGCGACAGGGCTGCAATCAACGCGACCGCCGCATCGGCAGAGGACGTATTGAGCAAAGCGGCCGACGCCAAGCGGTTGATTAACTCCACGCCATCCCCCCAGGTGAACCGGCTATCATCGCTCGTTGATGACTCTATCGCCTTTCGGGATCGACTGACCGCGGTTGTCGAGGAGCAGCGGAAGTCGTTACGCGACAACGAGGAGGCATTGCGGGCGGCGCAAGAGGCGGTTGTCAGCCGCAACAACGAATTGACCGCGGCAGAACAGCATCTTGCCTCTATCGAGGAGTGGCGAAAGACCGTCGAGGCGGCAGAAAACGTCGAACAGCCGGGGCTGGAAAAGATTGCGAAGTGTGAGGAATCCGTGTCGCTCGCCCGCGCTAACATAGAACAAGCCGCACTGGTACGGCAAGCGAAGGCGAAGCTGGGCGAGGCGCGAAAGCATCGGGAAGCGGCGGGCGTATGCCGCGCCCTAGCAGACGTGCTCCGAAACGGTGCCAAGGGTACGGATGATATTCTGAGCCAAGCCGTGGCCAGCAAGCACCTCTTTGTAAAACGCGGTCGTCTCCTTACGAATCAACCTGAGCGCGGCGAAGTATTCTACGCCGACCGCTCCGATGGGATGCGATACAAGATCGCGCTCGACGAGGCGGTAATGCGTATCCGCCAACGCGGAGCGGAAAAGACGGCAGTGATTACTCTGCCAGGCGCGGCCTTCTCGGAAATGTCGCCGAAGCTACGGCTAGAAGTATCGGGCTATGCGAAGGAACTGGGCGTTTGCATTCTGGCGATCCAAACGACGGATGGAGACATTCGGGCGGAACTGTTTGACAAGGAAGCAGGTGTTCCCAATGGCAAGTGACCTAATACAGCACGATCTATTGAGCGACGGGCCGCCGTCCACGGGCCTTGTGGTACACACGTCCGAACCGACGCCACTGGCCCTGATCGCCAAGATGGTCGAGGCGGGACAGTTGACCAGCGAATCGGTTTCCGTGGTCAAAGAACTTGTCGCCCTGAAAGAACACATGGAAGATCGCCAAGCGGAAATGGACTTCGCAAGCAACTTCGCCGGTCTGCAAGCTGAGTTGGGATCGTTCAAGGCGACGAAAGCCGTACCAGACAAACAGGGGAACACCAAATACTGTTACCTGCCATACGAGGAGATCATGGCCTCGGTGAAGCCGCTCCTTCGGCAGTTTGGGTTTTCGGTGTCCTTCTCGACCGATTTCAATGAAGGCCGGATTCTTCAGACCTGTACGCTGCAACACGTCTCTGGATACAGTCGTGAGTTCAAGGCTTACGTTCGCGTCGGCGGCGGTCCCCCAGGTGCGACGGAGAGTCAAGCGGACGGGTCGGCGATGACCTATGCCAAGCGGTACGCGCTCTGTAACGCCCTCAACATCACAGTGGAGCATGACACGGACGCCAGAGACGAAGGGTCACCGATCACTCAGGAACAGGTAGACACTCTCTGCCAGATGGTCGTTGACTCTCATTCGGACGAGAAGGCGTTTTTGAAGTACGCTGGGGCAGCCAGTTATAAAGAGATCGGATCGAGGCGGTACGACGACCTGTTCTCAATGCTTAAGCGAAAGATGGCACGGCAATGAAGACCTACAAGTGTCCACAGGGCAGCCCCGAGTGGTTTCGCATCAGGCAGGGCGTCGTAACTGCCTCCGAGGTGGACTCGATCATAACGCCCGAGTGGAAGCCGCGAACGGGCGAAGGCGTAAAGACTTATATGTGCCAAAAAATCGCCGAACGTCTGATGCGGTACGAAGAAGGGGAGGCACACGGGGCTCCGTCGTGGGCTGCCGACCAGGGGAAGATTTTGGAGACGCTTGCAATTCCGTGGTTCGAGTTTGAGACGGGCTTGGCTGTCGAGCGGGTTGGCTTCTGTTTGTCGGACGATGGCCGCATAGGCTGCTCGCCGGATGGCCTGATTGGCGACGATGCCGGGATAGAGACGAAATGCCCGCAACCGAAACAGCAGATTCGCTACCTGCTGGCTGGCGGTGTTCCCAAGGAATATCTGGCACAGGTCTATATGTCGCTGCTGGTGACGGGCCGGGCGACGTGGTGGTTCGTGTCGTACTCGCAAGACCTGCCGCGATTGATTGTGAAGGTCGAGCGGGACGAGGCGATTCTGGCGAAACTGGACGACACAATTGGCAAGTTTCTCCGCGGCATGGACGTGGAGCTTGCCAAGGTCAAGGCTATGAATGTTCTGACACGCTCGTATCACTTGTAAATATGTTTCCTGGGACAATCCAGTTTGACGGCAAGTATCAGGGCAAGTACGGACCTGGCAGGCACGTGATTTGGAAGGGAGAAACGTTTGTGGATTATCAGCCGATACCGGATACGAGACAAGAGGGTGAACGCTTCGCCCACCGTTGTGGCCTGCTTGAGTTTGCAGGATGGGCGAAACAGGAATTGGACAAGCAAGCGGGGCTTCTGCCATGACGATCCTCCGCTGGCTGCTGTGTATTATCACGTCACACGACCCGTATTTCGAGTCGGGGCTTTCCGAGAGGTGTGAGTTTTGCGGGAGGGAAAGGCATGGAAGACCTCGATAAGCCAAATTGCTGCGGACGTAAGGTTACGACGCCTTACTGTCCGACATGTGGAAGAAAGCAGTTTCTCCCGAGCGACCCGCTTGCATTATTGAGTTATCTCAAGGGGCAGAGAAATAAGACGGCGGCATGGGTGACGCGATGTGAACGGCATCTTGGCTGTCTCAGTAAAGAAGAAGCGGAGCGTAGGGCGACAAAACACCGCGCCACGCTTGCACGCTGGGATGCGTGGATTGAATGGCTGAAGGCTAGGCTGGAAGCGATTGAGGATATACCGCTATGAGCGACGACCGGGATGACGACTGCTGGGAGGACTACTACGACCCAGAAAGGGACTGCCCAACCTGTCGCGGGAGCGGAAAGGTAACAACGGACGATTACGAATCATATCTAGGGTCAATGTATAAACCGTGCCCGACATGCGGAGGCGATCCATGTGTCGGTGAGCCGCCATTATCGTGAGGAACCCGACGAATGACGCCCCTTGACGCCTACCGCCGAAGGTCGCCATGTGGCCGTGTTGCGTGGGCAATCCGTAATGCCTGTGTACAGAGCCGCTGTGGCTTGTTGACGCGGGCAGACATGACAAAGGTGCTTATGGGGCGGTTCAAACGGCGAACGATTAGCCGCGTGTTGACGACGTTACAGCGGGTTTCTGGGGTGCGGATTTGGAGGTAGGCATGGGCGCGGACTGGATTAAAGTAAGTAAGGACACGCCGAAGAAACCAGAACTTGCCATCATGGCACAAAAACTCAACATCAGCCTCGGAGACGCTTTCCTCGAATGGTTCAATGCCTATTCGTGGGCGGACAGTATTACCGCGAACGGAGCTATACCATTTTTGTCCCTGGTCGATGGGGACAGACTCTCTGGTTGTCTGTCCGGAACCTTCGCCGCTTTAGCATCAAAAGAAGTTGGTTGGATTTTAGAAAAAACCAGAGGATTTTCGTTCAGAAAATGGGACAGACACAATGGTGAATGCGCGAAGAGGCGCGCTTTAGACTCTGAAAAGAAGCGAAAACAACGAAAAACACCGTCCCCCAAATGTCCCGAATCGTGCGGGACAAAATCGGGACCAGACGAGACGAGACGAGAGAAGACGGATTCCGTCCGTCCGTTCGTGGCGGCCGACCATGCGGAAGTCTGGCCAGCAGCACGAGAAACCGCGAGACTAGCCGCAAAGAAACTCTGGCCAGGCGGGCGGACGGTGAAGCCAGACGACCGGGAGTTGCTACTTAAGGTGGCATTTCTAGCGAAAGCCGTGTTTTCTGACGAATGGTTTGCCGACGCCATCGGCGGCGCGATAGCAGCGCCAAGGAAAGGGCAGAAGGCGGTCATAAATCGAATTGCTTATGCTAAGCGTATCTTGGCAAACAAGGCATCGAAGCTCGGGTATGTTCTAAACGACCTTTGCGATGCGATTACGATTCCAGGGAAGCCGGCAGTCAATGGTAAGCCGCCGCAGCTTACGCCAGCGACATTTGGAATCGTTCCAAAAGACTGCCAAATAAAACGCGAGTGACGCATGAGCTATCAAGACTACATAGATTCGCGTCCGTGGTTTCTCCGGCGACTGAAGCGAATAATCACACACGGAGGCGTTACTGACGCACAGGCATTGTGGGCACTTGAGCACGGCGTATTTCACCCTTCGACACTGATTAAATGCGAAAGATGCCAGAAAGCGGTAAAGCCCTGGGATAGCAATGTTCATCACAACACCTATACCAGAAAAGGCTCTGAATCGACCGATGATTTACTCGTTCTTTGCCGAGAGTGCCACGAGAAAGAGCACGGGATAAAACATAAAGGTTCGTGTGAGGAGTTCTAACAATGACCCTAGCCTACGACCTACCGCCGGAAGCCGAAGCGATTCGAGTCTCGATCCGTAGCGGAAAACTATCAGCACAACACAGAAGCACAAGAGGAGTCAACTCAGAGGCGAGCAGTAGGGGGCGTCAAAATAGATACGGTCTAACGGCATGGCGGCGCGGCTGGATTGAGATTCTCGCCGAGTTGGGGCTGACGCAAATGGACATTAGGCGTGCCCTTGGATGTCACACAGCGACGGTGCGAAGGATTCAAAAGGAAAACGGTATTTCTATTGGGAGGCGCGGAGGATGACCCTCGACAAACTCGCAGACTGGCTTGAAGTGAACAAACCGCCAGCGGCAGCCAAATGTGTCCGCGATGCGATTGCAGAGAACGAGCGTCTGCGGGCGTGGATAGTGGAGCAACGAGCTAGGGACAAAGATGCTGCCTGCAATCATGCCTATCTAGTAGACCACACGATCCACGACGACGAGTCGATGCTGGCGTGGGAGCGTGATTACGATGCGACAACCAAACGGATTCTGGGGGAGCAATAATGGCTAACGAGGAACGAGCAGCATTGGCGTGGCTATTCGGTGGTGACACTGGACTATCCAGCAAAGCAATTTTGATGGCGGCACTCGGAATCAGATCGACTGAACCACGGATTGATTACCCACTAGACCCCGCCGACCTTGGTAGGTGCCTTAGGATGCTCGACCTAATGCCCTGGGCATTTCACGGCGTAGATGAGTTGGCAATGTTGAGCAAGCGCTGGTGCGCACTGCGGACACATTGGGATGAATTGCGAATATGCTTTGAGAACGAAGTTGGTATTGCATGGGAAAAAGGTTCGTCGGCTCGGAAGACGTTCCGAATGATGCAACGGATTCTGGGGGAGTGATGATGAACATAGACTTAGTGAACTTCTCGCGGCACGCTAAGACAAAAGAGTTGCGAGGGATGGTCGGTCGGCAAATGCCTCTGTGGATTCAGGAACTTTTACGCAAATCGCGCGAGGGTGACGATCCGGGAGAATTGATTGGGGACCTTGCGACCGTGTGCAACATTACCGAACAAACTGAAGTGCTACCGCTGTAATGGAGATTGAGTGATGCGAAGTCTATTGAAGCAAACGAAACGGGAGAAGTTTCACACGAAGTTCGCGCGACCACTTCCAGAGATGACAACGACGCTGGATGAACAGATGACAGTGTTTGGCTTTGGGTCGCTCCACAAACCCGCGTGTCGAATCGTGATGCCTCTTGCCCCAACAGTGAACAACTATCGCAGCGTGTGCCGCAATCGCCTAATGACGACGGTTGAAGGGTTGGAGTATCACGCGGCAGTTGCGAAGCGGTGGCACGCCTATTGGGGCGAACGTGGACCGATTGAGGGACGCCTGCGTTTGCTGGTGCGTGTTCACATGGCGCGTAACGGCGACGCCGACCTAGACAACCGAATCAAGGCGTTGCAAGACGCACTAGCTGACGCCGGTGCGTTTGAAAACGATTGTCACATCGACGACCTGCGGGTTATTCGTGGCTGCGTCATGCCGCCGACTGGAGCAATGGACGTGATTATCCAACAACTGAAGGCCATCCAATGAACGCGACAAAAATTCAGTACAGCGATTTCAGCCATAACGTAATTACCGGGTGTTCCAACGCCTGCTGTGAATGCCGGGAAATCTGCTGGGCACGGCGATATGCCAAACGGCTTGAAAAGAACCCGTCGATTCCGCACCGCGAACGCTACAAGGATTTCACGCCGGCGTTTTGGCCCGAGCGACTCGGCACGCTGATGCGTCGGAAGAAACCTGCCGTCGTTGCACTCAATTTCTTCGGCGATATGTTTTCGAGAGGCGCGGAAAGGCAGTGGGTAGACAAGACGTTTTCGACGATAGCCCTGACGCCACACATCACCTATCTCTGTCTGACAAAGCGTCCGGACAACGCGCTGAAGTATTTAAGGCACGCCGATTGGTCAGAGGTGTGGAACATAAACAGTCGCTTCTATTGGGGATCGTCGTATTGGCCGCTCCCCAACGTTATCCTCGGCACGTCGGCCAGCGACCAAGCCACATTCGACGCCCGCATAGGCGACCTGCTGAAGTGCCCTGGCCGACACTGGCTGAGCTTGGAACCGTTGCGAGGGCCGATTCAATTGAAGCTCGACGGCATTGACTGGTTGGCCGTCGGTGGCGGTCCCGAGCCGATGCACCCAGAGTGGGTTCGGTCGATCCGCGATCAGTGTGCGGCTGCTGGTGTGCCGATCTTTGTGAAGCAACTGACGGAAAATGGAAAACGCATTCCGTTTGATGAATGGCCACAAGACCTTCAGGTTAGGGAGATGTTTCATGCCGTATAAAGACGCTGAGCAGAGACGTTTGAACGAACAAGAGCGCAAGCGTCGTTATCTCGCCCCACCGCAAGCCACCGGCCACCTGACGCCCGAGCAGCTTGAAGAGTGTCGGGAGGCGGCAGCAGAATGGTGCGATGCCGGTGGCTTCGACGCTGCTGCCAATTACATGCGGAGACGCGATGCAACAGCAACCATTACGGGTGCCGTCGAATCCGCCCTTGCCCACGCTACGACACTGGATGTTGCCGTGCCGGTTGTGGCAGACGACGAAGTGCGGAGATTGGCGAGAGAGTTCATAAAGGTTCTCCCATTCAAGCCGGTCTGCCAGTGCGTAAACTGCCCCGACCAGTATGAGTTGGCGTTGAAGTTGCGGGAAGAACTCGCCGCCGCCCTCGACAAGCCAGCGGAAGAGGCGAAAGAATGGCGAATCTACCGAGACAAGTATACGGGCACTCTTAGAAGGTTCTGTAAAACATACGAGAAATGTGAACGCCACGATCCACACTGGAGGGTAGGAGTGGCAAATGACTTGGAGGCGGCGTGTAAATCCGATGGCGACGAACACCTCACCGCTGGCCAGGCCAGTGAAATCATCCAGGGTTGGATCACAGCACAGCAAGCAACCGGCGGCCACGCGGGGCCATCGGCTGATTCTCCCGCTGAGTCGCTTGACGGGCCGTCGGTTGCTGCTGACAAATGCGACCAGCCCTGGCATCACAATCCCGACCTTCCGTGTCCGCAATGTGGGTGGCGGTACTATTATGATAGTGTGGCAAATTGGATCACGCGAACTAAGGGCATTGTCGCAGAGTATTGTAACAGCGATGAAATTGACTGGGTACCGTGGGCTGGAGGGGCTCCTGACATTGATGATGAGCGTATCAGCGCAGCCCGTGCCGAGGAAATCCGCCGAGGGTGGATGGCAGCGAAAGCCGAGGAACTCGACGCCGGCGATGCCGGGGAGGTGAAGTGATGGCAAATCACACGAAAAGAAATCAGAAGCGTGCTAGCGAAAGGGACTCACAAAAGAAACCGGTAAACGACGACCAAAAGTCTTTTGTTGGATTCGGCCATTGTTTCGCGTGTGGCACTCCCCTTTGCACACAAGGCGGCTGCGCTGGCACTGGGCTTTGTGGGCCATGCTGCACCGGCGAGGCCGATACGGCGGGGGAGTATTAACCATGACCCCAGAACTCGCCGCCATCATCGCCCGCGTAAAGTCCGAACCGCAGTACGTCATTAGCCAAGAGGATACGAGACTACTAGCCGAGGCAGTTGAGCGGCTGTCGGCGATTAAAGCCGGAGCGGAAGCCGTAGTCAATTACTATGAGACGTGGCCGGACTCCTGTGGCAGCTTGATGCTGGAAGCCTACATCCTGGCGTTGGAAACAATCCTAAAAGCAACACGCACTGCCGCCGAAGCGGCAAGGGAGGAATGATGGGACTGAGTAACGCTTTTGTCCCGTTTGCGTGCGTTCGGTGTGGCCTGAAAATGAACGAGGGCACTTATGTCAACGGCGGTGGACCCTACTGCCCGCATTGTGTGCCACAGAACCCAACGAGCGGCGACTATTGCTTGTACCGGAAGCAGTGTCCCTACTCGCGTGATTGCGAACAGACGCCGCCACTTCCACCGTCCAATCTGAAATGACCACAAGGAGCCGCGATGAGCGATGAACAGGACGTGACGGACGCCATCAGTTATTTGCAGATGTACTATGGTGGCGAGGCTAAATCAAAACACTGCACGGCCATTCGCTTGTGCCTCGCGGAACTTGCCGCTCTCGCTGCCGAGAATGCCGGACTCAAGGAAGAGCTTGCAGACGGAGATTCATGGCAAAAGCGCGCCACAGCATTTCTGAAAAGCGGCTGTTGCCCGATTTGTTTTTCGACGGACGAAGCTGGCCATAAGGCTGGTTGCGCGTGGGGTGAAGTTGAGGCTGAACGCGACAATATCCAAACGGCAATAGGCGAAGCACTCGACGAGAACGCTACCCTCCGCGCTCGCGTGGCGGAGCTGGAGCGGCAGGTGGAGGAGGGGAAGTGATGAACAACCACGTACACGTCATAGCCTGCGGCGGTCAGCACGGAAACGCTAGGCGATACTTCCGCAACTGGCGAGGGATGGTGCCGCAGTGGACTTCAGACATCGCGGGGGCGAAGTTGTTCAAGGATCGGGACACGATGATGGCCGAGCTAAATGAAATCGAAATCGCAGCCGACTGCGAGGCGTATTGGATGCTGGTGGAGTTGAAACCGATTGGATAGGACAACAGAGCGAAAATGCAACTCCACCTTGATGGACGCCCGATAGACGAACATGCGATGGACGTACTGCGTACCTACGAGCCGCCGAATGGTGAAGGATACGAACTGGCCTACAGCGGCGGCAAGGACAGTGACGTGTTGCTTGACTTGACCAAGCGAAGCGGTGTGAAGTTCACGGCGCGATATTCTTACTGCCCCCTCGACCCGATTGAACTGCGACGGCATATCGCGACCACAAAACGCGATTCTGCGAATCATCTGACGTACTCGTTCGCAGAGCGGTCACTGATTGCGATTGCGAGGGAGCGTGGCATAATGCCGCTGCGTACCCGCAGGTGGTGTTGCGAGGTTATCAAAGAACGGCCTGGAACCGGAAAGCCGCTATTGACGGGAATTCGGTGGGCGGAAAGCAACAGACGAAAGAAGCGGCAGCAAGTCGAAACATACGTCAGGATTTCAGGAACGTTCTTCGTCCATCCAATCATCGATTGGAAAACGAGTCACGTCTGGGAATATCTGCGAGAACGGAAAATTGAAATCTGTTGTCTCTACGCTGAAGGCTTCAAGCGTCTTGGCTGCGTTGGCTGTCCGATGGTGGATCACAAGGAACGCGAGTTTGAGCGATTCCCATTCGCCGAAAAGATTTGGCGTCGCATCAATCAGGTAACGTGGGAAGCGAAGGGCAATAGGATATTTTTAACGGCCGAGGATCAATGGCGGTGGTGGATTGGCAATACGCATATCTGCGACGATGAATGTCCGCTATTCGATGGAGTGTTAGAAAAGTGAAGTTCGCGACGGGGCAACTGAGCGAAGGGGCCGAGCGATGAGCAGTATTCGTAGATTCAATAAGTTATTCAATGCCGCAGTTGTGATTCTGCGAGAGCTGCCCAGCATCCCAGATGTTCCGCGGCGGGAATCAATGCGGAGATTGGCTGCCTTACACAAGGAGATCGGCGCGGCTCTGGATTATCTCAATCGAGCAGAACAATCAGTACCGAGGGCCGAGCGATGAGCGACCGTACACGACAAGCTGAGTTCTCGGTTCGCTGTGAGGGCTGCGAGCGACTGACATCGGCAATCCGCACGGACTTTCACCCAGCGAAGTCTGAGTACCGTTGTCTGTCGCGTTGGCTTGGCTTCGCGCCGTACTCGACGAAAGAGGAGTGTCCGAAACAGGCAAGCACAACCGGGGCCGAGCGATGAGCGACCGGATAATACTCAGCCTGTGTGATTTATCGGGAGTCTGGTCGAAGCCGTATGCCGACGCTGGCTATCATGTCGTAATGGTTGACGTGGACCATCCGGCAGGCGAGGCAACGCACAAAAACATTACGCGGGTTGGAATCGACGTTCGGTGTTTTGTCTTCACAGAGCCAGTGTACGCAGTCCTGGCAGCCCCACCGTGTACGTGCTTTTGTCGTCCAGGTGCTCGATGGTGGAAACGGATGGACGAGCGAGGAGAAACGGAACGCGATATATCGGTAATGCGAGCGTGCTTCAGGATCGCGCGGGCGGCTACGGCATGGTGGGCTCTGGAAAACCCACCAGGCAGACACATGCGACTGATGCCGGATATTCCGGCCCCTGTGTGGCAATATCGACCGTATGAATACGGCGACCCCTGGGATAAGCAAACGTACATTTGGGGCACGGCAGTAAAGCCACCCGTGACAACACCAATTGAACCGGAAAAAACCAGACGCACGCCGAATGGCCGGTCACAGGGGCGCATCGCGTTCATGTCGAGCAGTTGGAAACGACAGAGAGAGCAGACGCCGGAAGGATTCGCGCGGGCGTTTTTTGCAGCCAATCGATAGCACACAGCAGCCGAGCGATGAGCGACCGAATCGCACTGGGGTGACACGGAGGAACTTGGGGCCTGTGAAAAATCCAGTCAGCGCACTACCGGCAGCCTACGGCGAGCGATTGAGCGCTGAGGCCGCCGACTGGATTGACAGCGCCCTGCAACTGCGAATCCCAAAAGACTGCAAAGACGACGAGGCAAACGGCGTAATTGAGGAAGTTTTGGGGGTTGTACGGTCTTTTGCCTCGGAACGGCTGAAAACCATTCTTTCGCGCCAACGTGGCGAGGTAGAGCCGCCCGAAATTGAGCCACTACCGCAAGAGGTTTTCCTAAAACCCCTACGTTCACACGCCACTCCGGCAAATGCGGCGATTCAGCAGGCTCACGATGCGGCGTATCGGCGGGATTTTGGGATTTGACAGCGAATGAAATCGAGAATACGTTCACCGCATCATGGATGGCGTGGATGATGAGTTGGCGCTTGATCCCGAGACCGTAGCGAAGTTACCGCCACGAAAAGCCAAGCCGAACGGCGCTAGGCCCAGCAAGCGAACCTTAGGAAAGCCGCACCGCTGGGGTGATCGGGAAATGACCCAGCGTGAACGGGATTTCATTTACGCCCTGGAATCGGAGGCAGAACGTTGAGCGAATCCCTCGGCTTTCACGTTTCGGCGTCGGTCGGGGTTCATTCCGAGGAAATGTGGGGAACGCTGCTGGATGACCTCGCCGACTTCTTCGCGGTCGAACCAACGCACTACGCAGAGTTTCGCCGGATGGTGTCCGAGAAACAGGCCGAGCACTTTTGCACGCGGGAGCCAGAATAGGAAACACCGCTAGGATTGCCGGCGAGGTTGCACAGGATGCACCCTCGGCCGGCTTGCGGCGTCGATAGGACAAAACAAAACCTCCGCGTGACGTGAATCACCGGAGGCGTGGCCCAAACCTAATGAGGAGGCTTGAACGTGAATATCATAGACCGGATTTTACAGCGAATCAAGATCAACCAGGAAACGGGTTGCTGGGAGTGGCAGGGAGCGCATGCCAATGAGTATGGAGTTGTTGGATATGGAAAGAATGGTGTGTTTGGGCGTCGCAGGTGGTACGCACATCGTTTGATGTTCACCGTAAAGAACGGAGAGATACCGAGAGGTCTCTGTGTGTGCATCGTTGCGATAATCCACCATGCTGCAATCCAGACCATTTGTTTTTGGGGACCAAGAAAGACAACGCAGCGGATCGGATTGCCAAAAATCGCCCGCATGGTTCTGTGACGCATCCACAAATGTACGTGGTTCGGAGGGGAGAAAAAAACCCAAACTACACTGGAAAGCTGAATTCCATCAAGGTTCAAGAAATTAGAAAACTTGCTGCGACTGGCTGGTTTTGTCAGCGAGAAATTGCAGAACTGTATTGTGTCTCTGAGGGTGTTGTCTGCGAAGTCATTCACCGAAAAAGTTGGAAGCATGTAGCGTGAGTGTTTAACCAGTTTTCCAAGACCAAGGAGAAGTATCATGTCCGAAAAGTTGTTCAGAAGTCCCATCGAGGCCGAAGGCAAATCGTATGGCGACGTATTGAATGGGTTCGTCTCCGGCAAGATGGGAACCGCCGATGCGGAAGCCAAGGCTGGCCTCGCCCGGCTCGTTCACATTCACGCCAACCATCCGCGCATCGACCGGATGGTGCAGCACCTAATCCTCGCCAAGTACGAGCAAGCCAATCCGACCACCGACGTTACGGCCGTGGATTGGACCGCAGTGATCCAGTGGCTCGTCGATAACCTGCCGACGATCCTGAAGTTGGTCATGAGTTTGCTGGCCATTTTCGGTCTGTAGAAGCCTTGGTCCTGGAAACGGGATCATCCGGCCGGGGGCTTTCCTCTTGGGATCGCCCTCGGCCACTTTCACTTTCACAATCCTGCCAAGAGAAGGATTTTTGCCATGAAACGAATCACACTTTTGCTGCTGATGGCGTTGCCGCTGCTGATGGCGGCTGATACCGTCAAGCGGGCAGCCCCACCGCAACCGCTTCTCGATGCCCTCGCCAAGGTCGAACAGGACCGCCAGGACTCGATTGCAGCGGGTGCCGCGATCCGCATTGCCCAGGAAGCCCTAGCCGCCGGCAACGCAGCCAAGGCGACGGCAGATGCCGCCATGTCAACTGACCAAGCTGCCTTCCTGAAGCTGTGGGCCGAGATTTACGGGCCGAATCCACCGCCCCCACCACCGCCACCGCCACCGCCGCCTCCTCCCCCTCCACCACCGCCTCCTGCCCCGAGCAAGCTGCGGACGCTGATCCTCTATGATTCCGATGCGTTGGGGTCGATGAGCGAACTTCAGCGGCAGATGCTCAACTCCACAGCGGCGGGCAGTTTGCGCGACTGGCTGACGAAGAACTGCTTGACGAGTACGGACGGTTGGCCCGAGTTCCGCTGCTGGTCTACCGCTTCTCCGGTTTCCGAGCCGCGATACCAACCACTCGCTACTGCGGCCGGCGGGAAGTCGGCGATTGTCGCCCAAGCTGGCGAAGGCGGCCCGATCACGCGCGTTGATTTTCCCCCCGACGCAGCGACCGCGATTGCCGCGCTCAACAAGATCGCCAATCCCGCCGGCCGCTCTTATACGGGCCATGTCATTGACGAATTGAACTATCGGGAAGTCGTAGGGGTCAGGGCGACCGGCTTTGTGAAGGCCGCCGTCCCCAAGGGATTCCAGACTTTCCGATCGGTCTACCCTCTCATTCCGCGGGCGCAGTGGTCGGCGCTGATTGCTCAAGGCAAAGGAACGTGGGTCGGCGACCTGATGCGGGCGGCCAAGATTCCCGTCAAGGATCAAGATGGCCTAGGTTACTGCTGGGTCTACGCTTCGACGTCATGCGTGGAAGCCATCAGGGCGTTGCAGGGACAGCCGCTGATCGTTCTCTCCCCCGAGTCGGTCGGCGGCCCAGTGACGAACTGGCGCAACGAGGGCGGCTGGGGCTATGACGCCTTGGCTCAACTCACCGACGCCGGGGCCTGCGCCTCCTCCTTCATGGACGCGCCCAACAGCCTGCGGCCGAGCCGCTGGAAGTCCGGCTGGGAGGCCGACGCCCTCAATCACAAGATCACCGCATCGTGGGCCTCGATTGATGACGGTGACTTCGACGGTGTGATGACCGCGGCCCTGTTGCGGTTGCCGGTGTCGATCGGTTTGGATTTCTGGAGCCACCAGGTAATCATCACAGGGCCGATTGATCTTGGAAACGGAAAGTTTGCTGTCGAGTTCAGAAATTCTTGGGGGCCGAGTTATGGAGACGACGGGTTCGATGCACTCTCGGAATCCAAGGCACAACCAAGCGGGAGTTTTGCTTGCGTCAGCGTGGGAACATCAGATAAAGAGATCAACTCGCGGAATCGTGGGACCGTGGCTGATCTGGTTCGGTTGCGAGGAGAGAGCGTGCGGAAGATTATTGACCGATATCTCCATCCGCCGGCAATCGTTGCTCCGGCAACCGTACAGCCGAGCGTACCGTGTAAAACGTGCCCCGGAGGAAATTGTCCGACGTATCAGAACGCACCGTGAATAAGTTCGCCCCGCGTGACGCGAATCACCGGGGCGAGTGGCCCAAACCTAATGAGGAGGCTTGAACGTGAATATCATAGACCGGATTTTACAGCGAATCAAGATCAACCAGGAAACTGGTTGTTGGGAATGGCAAGGGGGAGTAAACAATGGCGGTTATGGTCCGCATCGGAAACTCTACGAAGCCCTGGTCGGCAAGATTCCTAGCGGAACGGATGTATGCCACAAATGCGACAACCCGAAGTGTCTATATCCGCTGCATCTCTTTTCGGGAACGCGGCAAGAGAACATGGACGATGCGGTGAAAAAAGGACGAATGGCCAGTGGTGACCGAAACGGAATGCGACGACATCCAGAAAAGAGGTCATGCGGAGAAAGCCACGGTCTTCACAAACATCCAGAATGCGTTGCCCGTGGCGAGCGAAGACCAGAAGCAAAACTAACAGAGGAAGCGGTGAAAGAGATCAGGGTTCGCTATCGCCGTGGGCTTGGAGTGGTTCTCGGGCAAGAGTTTGGCGTATCACACAAAACGATTCATAAGATTGTTCATCGGCAATGCTGGAAACACGTAGCGTAGGATAACGGTCATGGCTAATAAGTTTCTCGCCGTTGGTATCAACACCTATCCATCCGCACCTCTCAGGGGATGTATCAACGACATTGCTAACGCTTCTCGGCTGATGGTTGATAAGGGCGTCTTTGAAGTCAGGGATGTCCACCTTCTGACCGATGAGCGTGCAACAGCGGTCACGATCAAAGATCGTCTGCGATGGTTGGTTGGCGGAGCCGCCTCAGGTGACAAGTTGCTTTACTGGGAATCTGGTCACGGGACCTTGTTGCCGTTGCGAGATAAGAACGGCGACATGATTTCCAATGATGCTTGCTTTTGTCCCTACGACTTCGCTTGGACAGAGGAGACCGCAATTACGACCTCGGCATTTGCAGAGATGTTTGCCAACATCCCCGAAGGTGTTGAGTTCGTTTTTGTCAGCGATTCGTGCCACGCCGATTTGGCTAGGGTAGTGAATTGCTCGCTTCCTGGCCCTGATTACCGCGTAGCCCGTCAATATCCGATGCCCGCAGATATGGCATGGCGCGTTGAAACGGCAAAGGCTCAGGGAATCGAGTCTCCGAGCCTATGGCGAGCCATGCCCGAGCATCTCCACGGTGCATTTATTGGAGGCTGCAAGAGAAATCAAACGTCAGCCGACGCCTTCATCGACGGAGCCTACTGCGGGGCGCTGTCTCACTACCTGCTGGCCCGCTTGAAGAAAGACGGCCTGTCCGTCCCGTTGACCAAAGTTATCGAGCGGGTGAATGCCGACCTGAAAATCGACGACTACGACCAAGAGCCGCAGTTACGAGGGCAGGACGATCATATCGCTCACGGATTTTTGCAAGGAGGTTGCTGATGAACGGCTTGCTTGGCGAACACGATCACGAGCAAGAGAAGCGACCGCTTCCCGAGGCCCTGGACGCTTTCGCTGTGGCGGCCGATGCGGTCAAGGCCGATGCGGTGGCGATTGGCGAGATGATCGCGGAGTTTCGCGGCAGCGTTTGGTGGAAGTTCCTGACTAAGCCAGCAAATGTGAAGGACGCGATGCAGCCCGTGGAGTTTGGCCGCGTTTGTGCGGCTCTTGAGCGTTGCGCGTGCGGGATCGAGATGATCCAGAGAGACTTGAGTGGATTGATTCACTATCCGCCATTTCCCGATCCACAAAAGGAGCCAACCAATGGATAGGCTCGCGTTTGCGAAACTGTGCCAGGACACGAGCGAACTGCTGGCAACGATTGCAGCAGAAGCAATGAATCCGAAGTCGGATGATTCTCTGGGATTGTGGCTCGACACCGTTCCTCGCGTCATCGAGCCTGCGGCAAAAATCATCGCAGAAGCCGGAAGGATGATTGTCGCCAACGAAGACATCGGATGGCCACAGTAAAAGGATGACCAATGGGCCTGTTCTACGACCCCAACCTGACGACTGCGACACAGCGGCAGGCCGTTGCTGCCGAGCGGCAGGCCGCGGCGCTCGAAGCGATTCAGATAGAAGTGGCAGCGATCCACGATGAGTTTGTCGTTTTCAACGAGGCGGTTCGCGGCGTGATCTTCTCCGCGAGTCGCCCCGGATTTCCTGTTTTTGTCCAAACCAACGAAGTGAAGGAGAGTTCCGTGAAGAAGCAAGTCTACAAATGCACGTTGCCGGCGGTTGTTACCGATGCGGTTCGCCGGGAGTTGTCTGTGGCCTACGACGGCGGCACGCCCACCGTCACGCCGATCGCCGACGTCGCTACCACCGAAGTGCCCGATGCCGTCAAGGCAGCCGTGGGTGTGGCCGTTCACGCCGAGTTGCGTGACTTCGATGCGGCCGACAACGGCAGCGAGCCTTCCGTGCTCGATTTCGTGGTTGCCGACGTCATCGCTCCAGCCAAGCCGGGCGAGTTCGGCGTCACCGCCACGGGAGAAGTCGAAGAGGCGTAGTCTTTACCTTTCCGGTAAAGCGTTTCCGCACGAGTGTCCGAGTTTTTGTTTACCAAACAAGTAAAGGAGAAGTCCAGTGAAACCGTTCATCATGCTCTTGTGTGTTGTGACTATCGCCTTGTCGGCGACGATGGCGGAGGCCCGCGGTCGAAACGTTCAAACTCAAGGCGGCTGTTCGGCCTGTGGTCCAAATGCCTGCGCTCCGGTCCAGCAGCAGAAGATGTGGCCGTTTACGCCGACACCTGCGCCGGTACAGGTGCCGACTCCGGCCCCGCCACTTGTGCCTACCGATCCCGTGGTTGTGCCTCCTGCCTGCACCCCGGCAGCCTGTACACCCGCTGCATGTGCCTCTGCGGCTACTTCCGACGCTGCAACGGGCGGTAGGCGTCATCTATTGGGCAGAGCGGTGGTGGGCGTTACCAGGGGCGTCAGGGCCGTTGTCGGCCATGATCGCCGTGCCGCACGTCGTTCTGCGCGACGTGGCGGATGATCTTGCTTCGCGTGCCAGGCCAGGGTGGTTCGGTTTAGCAACACTCGCCACCCTGGCCGTTTTTGGAGAGACGGCCATGTTCGCAACAATGTTTGGACTGTTGGCGATCATCGGAGTAGTGCTCGCGGGCCGAGCCGTTTGGGAACTGTTGGCGGCAATGTTTACTTCACGAAAAGGATAGGTGTGACCATGCTACAGAAACTTTACGGTGCAATCAACCTGAGTATCGAGGGGCTGGTGGAAGCTGTGGTCTACTGCCTCGTTCTCGGGGCCGTCGTGTGGCTGTTGCTTTGGATCATCGGCTACTGTGGACTGCCTGAGCCGTTCAACAAGGTCGCCCGGATGATAATCATGGTGGTCGCCGTGCTTATCCTCATCGGGTTGCTGCTTTCATTCGTCGGACATCCTCTTGTACATTTCCAATGACGAGCGACATCACGGGCTAACCGTTTACCTCAGGCCGAAGGATGAAAACCACTATGCGATTTCTGGTTCCGATAGCCCTCGGCTTCTTTATGGCGGCTACCAATGGGGCTGTACTGCCGTTGCCTCATCCGGGAACGCTGGCCGCTGTGGATACCTCCAGCGCTATCGACCCGATACTAAAGCTCATCGAATCCCTCGGTGTGCTGGGCGTGCTGGTCTGGTATCTGTGGTATGTGACTTCTCGGGATCGCCCCCGCGTTGATGCCCGCCACGCCGCGAGCACGCAAGACCTGCTGAGCGGATTTCGTGCCGAGGCCAAGGAACAGCGGGAGGCAACCGCTTTATCAATCGGCAGCATCCTCGAAGAAATGAAGGAAGGCCAGCGGGTGGTTCTCTCTGTTGTCGAGAATTGCTCGAACGTGCGACTGCTGCTTGAGCAACGGGTGGGCAGTCAGGACTTGCGGATCGGTGGTCAGGATCAACGCATGGGTTGGCAGGATCAACGGCTAGGGGATCAGGCAAAACGCATTGGGGGAACGGAGCATCGTCTGGATGTCCAAGAGCACAAGGGGGAAGTGCCAATAACATGAGTTCCCGCATGTCATTCGTACTGCTGACGCTGCTGGTGGTTCACATTTTTGTGACATGGGCGTTGAACATTCAGCAATCGGCGACGGTGGCGGCGAACTGCGTGGCGATTCAGAGAATTGAAAAACAACTACAAAAGTTTGACACGGCAAAGGTAGCGAAGGAATAGCAATGAACGACAGAACCTACTGTGGCATTATGACGTGTGTGGCGTTAACGGCCATCGTTTGTCTCACGGCTGCCGTCGTCCCCACACCCACACCCGCACCGTGGCAGATCGCCCCCAACCCTGACCTTACGGTTGACCGTGCCGCCGACCTTGAACGGGCTTACAACACCTGTAATGGCGTGCTCACGATCCCGGCCGGCGTCTATCCGGTGTCGCGTACCGTTGATTTTACCAAACGTGAAGCCAACGTACACGCCGAGCAGGTCACGATTCAGGCGATGCGAAACACCACCTCGCCGCTGTTGGTCTACGGAGCGCCGCTGGGCAAGCGTAATCTATCATGGCTGCGTTGGACTGGCGGACACTTCATTGGCGGCGGTGGATTCGTCCTACAAAATGTGAGCTACTCCGTTGTGGACATCGCCGGTATTCGTTGTGCGTCCCCAGCATTCACGTTGAGCGGTGACACGGCGGTAGGCTCCTACTGCACCATCAGCCTACATGCCGTCGGCAACAACAGCGGGGCGATCCGGCTGAATCTTATCGGGCCTGATGCGTGGTCTGGCCTTGTTACGTTCCGCGACACCTATGTTATCGCCAATGGCGGCAACGTACCGCTGATCCAAGAGGTAAACAAAACCACCGGCCACGGCACGGGTGATTGGTTCTTTGATCGTTGTGGCTTTGAGGGCGGTGCGCCGGGCAACGACACCTACACGCTATTGGATAATCACAATGGTCAGGTCGCGTTTCGAGATTGCCACCTGGAAACAGGGCTATGGCCGAAGCCGTGTTCGCTTGGCAACATTGGAACCAGTGCAATCACGTTTATCAATTGTTCCGACAACACAGGCATAACCGGCAACCCGAACGTGAGGGTGATTCGATAATCATGGACGTTCAGGCGGCACTACTCAAGGACGTATGGAAGTCGCCGAGACTCAGTAGAGAAGAGCAGATTGTGCTTGCGAGACGATACAAAGACACTGGTGACATGAAGGCACGCGAACAGTGCATTCTGAGTATCTGGCCGTGGGGTTTGCGATTGGCGAGACGGTATTCCGAGTTTTGTGGTGTGGACTTTTTGGAACTTGCATCGGTGGCTGCGGTTGGCATGATTGAGGCGGTGGATTCGTTTGACCCCAGCCGAAACCTGTCGTTGGTAACGTGGGCGACGTGGCACATCCGAAAGGAACTTCTGATTTTCACCAAACAGCACGCACACATAATTGATCTTCCGCAGCACGTTTGGGCTGAGACGAGCGGCGAGTGCCACGACAAGGCGATGCGAGTGCGTGAAGGCGTGAAACAGATTGATGAACAATATCCGGTGGCCGACAGAACGGACGATGAGCGTAAGGCCGATGATGATGAGGAAACTGAGTATCGGTTGGCGCTGGTGCGACAAGCGCTATCGCATCTATCGGAGCGTGACCGCCGCGTGGTGCTGGGCAGGATGGACGGAAAACTGCTGCGGGTAATCGGCGACGAATTGGGGTACACCAGAGAGAGAATCAGGCAGATCGAAAAGCAGGCGATTGGCGAGTTACGAAAAAACTTGGCTTGGGTTGCGTGAGGTGATTCGATGAAACGACTTGCAATAGCGGTTCTGATGACGCTACTTTTTCCATCGATGGCGTGGGCGGCAACGTGGTATGCCAAAAACGCAGGCGACATTTTCGCAGCGAACAACTTCGCGGCTACGTCCGGCGGCACGGGCACGAACATGCTCGGCGACGGAACTATTCTCACCACCGATACCATTGACCTCAACGGAAAGGCGGCGACAACGGCGAACGGCACAACGATCACCCAGGCTCTTGTTCAGGCCACTACCGGCACGATCACACTAACGGGCACGCTGACAATCGCAGGCAAGGTAAAATATACCGGAACGTCAACTGCCGGAATGGTTATCGTTGGCAGCGGTGCGACTCTCACCGTCACTGGGCCAGGTAGTGGCAACGCGGTAGAGGATACCGCGGCTGGTTACGCTATCGCGGCGACCGGCACCGGAATAGTAAACGTCACCAACACGGGTTCTGTCGTCTGCTCCAATACGAGTTCTGGGCGTTGTGTGTCCACTACCGGCTCTGGGGCAATAACCATAACTGGTGACTGCAACAACACGGGTTCAGGAACTACGGTCTTTAACGATAATGGGACTGCTGCGGTTAACATTACCGGAAATCTTGCCACCAGCAATGGGTATGTTTACTATAGCTCTTATTCTGGTGCTGCGGGTTCGATTACAGGAAACATTTCCCAGACTGGAAACAACGGAATCTATGCGGTGTATTGGCGCTCCGGGAGTACAGCGCTGACAATCAACGGCAATATGTCCGGGATGGCGCTCGTTGTTCCATATTCGTCCACCAACGGCGTAATCTGGACCGGCAGCAGGACTATCGCCGCAGGAGCAGATTGTTATATCAACCTCGGGCCAGGAGGCAAATTACAACTGGCGACTGCCGGAGGCTCACTGTCTCTTGCCAATTCTGGCGAGTTTGTGGTGTCGATGTTAGACACTACCAACTCAACTATCGTTACGACAGCAGCGGGCGGAACGGCATCAATCGTAAATCAGAGTGCCTCGGCACACGCGGCTATTGTCGGCGGAACAACTGCGAATAAAGCAATAATCACTGGCCCGACTATTCCCGCAGCATCGTCGATCCTCTACGGCACGGCCTTCGGCTACGCTGGCACGGGAACCGGCACGTTCTCATTGCCTTACGCTACGTCGGGAGGAACGGCGACGGGAGCAGCGGGCACGCTTACGGATAGTCTCGTCGCTTCGACGGCGACATATGGGGTCACGGGCAGCACGCGAACGGGCACGGCAAGCGGCGGCGGTGGAAACGTAATTGTAGTTGAGGAGGGCTCACTCATGTTTCTGGCAATCGTGTTGCTTTGTTCGCGTCTCGTATTCACCAGAGGCCGCAAGCTGCTGACGATCCTACTGGTACTCACGCTGGTCGCAATAATGGTCGGGCCGGCATTGGCCGTTACCCGAGTTGTCTCGGCTGGTGCGACGAATAATCACAATGTCACAGTGGCACTGCGGGACTCGACCACGGGGCAGTTGAAGCCCAGCGTTGCCTACGGGTCCGTCACCTACCTATATCAGGTCGATGGCTCGGCGTCTGGCGCTGGGTCGGCGACATGCGTTGCCGGAACGGCGGGAACGTACTCAAGCGGAAGCTGGGTAGAGACACCGGCAGCGAGTGGGCTATACCAATTTTCCCTGCCGAACATCTGCGAGGCGGCTGTTGGTGGCTCCAAGGTGAAGTTGTCGAGCAGTGGGGCCATCGACGTTGTTGTTGACCTGCAAGTTGTCTCGGCGACTCAGGGGCTCGCGGGCAGTGGGCCGACGGTTGTGCCAAGTGGCGGAACGGTTAGCAATGTGACTAACGCCGTGGTTCTACCAGGAACGATCACGGTCACGGGCGGGACGGTTTCGACTGTCACCGGCATGTCATCAGACTACGCTCGCAGAACGGGAGACTATTCGACCTATGCCGGCGGGGCAGTGGCAAGCGTGACCGGCAACGTGGGCGGCAGCGTGACGGGCGGGATAGGTGGGAACGTGGCAGGAAACGTCACGGGCTCTGTCGGGTCTGTTGCAGGAACCGTGTCCGCTAATCTCGTCCAGTGGGGCGGTGGTGCTTTACCGACTTCATTCGCGTCCAGCAGCCTCACAACGCTTGTTGGTTGTGCTGGGACGATGACCGCCAACGCTGTTCAATGGGGCGGTGCTGCGTTGCCAACCGCCTTTGGCGTCACCGGCACCGCAAGCGCGAACGTGGTCCAGTGGGGCGGAAGTGGGCTACCGACATCGTTTGCCGTATCGGACAAGACCGGCTTCTCGGGCACAATGACCGTCAGCGATAAAACCGGCTTCTCTCTTTCGGCTACCGGCTGGAATGGTTCATCATTGCCGACTTCGTTTGCAGTGAGCGGCACGGCCTCGGCGAACATCGTTCAATGGGGAGGTTCGACACTTCCCACGGCGTTTGCTGTCTCAGATAAAACTGGATTCTCGATCACGTCAGGCACGTTATCGGGGGCCGTAACTCTTCCCGGCACGATGGCGTCAGACTATGCACGTCGAACTGGCGATTATTCAACTTACGCCGGAGGAGACACGTCAGGCGTTACGACGCTTCTCAGTCGTGTTGTCGGCACGCTGTCAGCAGGGGCACATTCACCGCAGACTGGCGACACCTATACGCTGGCCAACAGCGGAACCTATGGATTCTCGGCGATAAAGACCTCCGTTGGTTCACCGTTTCAGGTAGGCGGCACGGCACCCGCGAATCTAGTCCAGTGGTCAGGCGGTACGGTTCCGACAGCGTTTGCAGCCAGTAATATGCTCACCACCGGAGACATTGCCGGGAGCGTAAGTACGCTGCTGTCGTCCGTTCACGGCACGGGATCGTGGGGAGGAAGCGGAGGCGCTGGCACAGTAACAGAAGCGACAATCAATTCGCTTCTCAGCAGTATTCACGGAACAGGATCATGGGGAAGCACTGTATCTGGTACAGTTTCGGCTAACGTGGTTCAATGGAATGGGGGAGCGACGCCCGTATTTCCATCATTCCCAGCGAACTTCGCATCGCTGGTAATTTCGGCCAGTGGGTCCGTTGTTACCGGCACCTTATCGTCTGCGACTGGTTGGGGCGGATTAGCGTTGCCGACGGCGTTCGCAGCAAACAACCTGCCGGCCAATTATCTCTCTGCCGGCGAACAGGCGAGTCTGACCGCAGCCGGCAGCGGAACGTGGTACTCGGCTCCGGCAACCGGAACAATGACCGAGGCAACTATCGGCTCGTTCCTCGCATCCGCTCACGGCACGGGGACGTGGGGCTCTGGCACGCTCACAGAAGCGTCCATCAATTCTGCCTTGAGTTCGGTGCATGGTACAGGCTCATGGGGTAGCGGTAGCGGAGCCCTTACTACAGAGGAGCATAACTGGCTGGTTGGCATCCCGCAGAATCCGCTATTGGCAAACAGCGCCCTCTTGCCCGCCACGGTGATTGCTGCGAAGAGTGACGTGGCAGTCAGTGCCGGCACGGGCGCGAACCCTGTTGTCGTTACAGTGTCCAGCGGCACGGCAACTCTACAAGGGGCGACAGTCCGATTCACAAACGGAGGGCAAACCTATGTTGGTACAACCTCGGCTAGTGGCACGGTTTCGTTTTCTCTTGACGCCCTTACCTGGTCCGTGGCAATCACGAATCCAGGCTATCAATTCACGCCATCGGCGTTTATTGTGCCATCGGGCGGCACGACGACAGCGTTCTCGATGTCGGCCGTCACGATCCCGGCAAGTACCACGGGATTTGTAACTGCCTACGGTTACTACGAGCCCGCTGGCGTGCCGACTGCTGGCTTGGTTGTATCGTTGCAGGTCACGGCCTCGGCAACATCAGGAGCGATTTTCAATGGGGCAATCGTGCAAGCCACCAGCGATGCGAATGGCCTAGTCTCGTTCACCGGTCGCACGCCTGGCAATACGTATCGGGTGTGGGTTGGCTCGACAACTACGCCAACGACTAGCAAGGTATTCACGATTCCGGCAACGCAGACGACGGACTACAAACTTCCGGCATTGATTGGACGATAACGCCCACGGGCGAAGGAGTGATAGATGGCAAATGTAGCCTATAATGTGCGGTCTGCCCTAACCGGCGTTGTGAACCTCGCCACCGTAGCCGAGCAAACGAGCGGCATTATCGCTGTGTGCGATCGACATCCATTGCGACGGTCGCGCTTTGATGGGATATTGACTCAGGTTAAGGTCCACACCATCGCCGACGCTGCTGGCGATGATCTAGCGACCGCGTATGTTCGAGTATGGCGTGACTCGGACCAGGTGGCCCTTGCCCCCAATTTCCAGCGTGGGATCGGCTCGGCAGTTGGCTTACCAAGCGTATTCACAGCCTCGACCGGCACGGGCGATGCGGGCAGTGCATGGCTGACGCTAAGCACACCTCTCGCTATTCGAGCCGGCGATGCAATCAGTTTGCACTGGGTCACTGACGCGAATCATCGAAGTATCGTAATGGAAGGAACGCCGACTGATTCAGGTGCGTATACTGCGTATTCACTAGTGACCGATAAAACCTCCGACGGCGATTGGCAGCACGTCAACGGCGGCTCTCGGGTGGACTTTCGAGCACGCGGCTCGGCACTGAAGCTAGTGACTTATGGTGATTCGATTGGCTGCGGTTACGCCCCAACCGCTGATGGGGTTTTTTGGAACTCGGCACTTCACGCGGATTTCTACGGAACCGGCTACCGAAACGTAAATCTGAATCTAGCCGCACGCCTTGCTGATTCGCTCGGGCTGGTTGGTTCTGGCTGTCTCGGCTATCCGGGCTGGAGAGCCGCGGACCTGGTTGCCAATTTTGCCGCCAGTCTAGCACCCTACATTGATTCTGAGTGTCTGATTCTGACGAACGTCGGGATAAACAATATTGGCTATACAACCTACTCGGCATTCGAGGCGAGTATGGATGCTCTACTGGCTCTGATTCCCGTGGGCTGCAAACTGATTCGCGTTGGAATCACTCGATTCCCGCCGGACTCAAACGACGTGGCGAACAATACCGAGATTGACACGTGGAACGCCGATCAGGAAACGTGGTGTACAAACAACGGCGTGCAGTTCATTTCGATGGAAGAGTATAACGACGCAATAGTATCGGAAACGTCGCTCGTGTCGTCCGACAGAACACATCCGTCCCGCGTGGGTTACGAGTTGATTTTGGGGATCATTGCCAAAGCGTTGGCGTATGACACAGGCTACGCGGCAGGGCAGGCGGCGGGTGGTGGCGGTGGGATAGGACTCGGGCTAGATTAACGGAAACCACAAGGAGACAATAATGGCAGATTTTAACCACACTAATACGAAGCCGTCGATGCTCGATCCTCCAAGCAAGGCTACGACGATAACACTCACCAACGATACGGCGTTGGCCGCGGGTTGCCGTGGCGTGTACGTTGGAACCGCCGGCAACCTCAAGGTTGACATGCGTATGGGTGAAGCGGGAGTCGTCTTTGCAAATCTTCCCGTCGGAAAACACGGCATGGAGATCAGCAAGATTTACTCCACTGCAAACGGCACGAGTGCGTCGAACATCTTGGCGTTGTACTAAGACTTCCCTTCACCCTTCCTTTCCACACAAGGATTCTGTGATGTATCGCGTTCAGATTGTACCGGAGGCCAAGGCTAGAAATCCTAGCCCGCTGGCCAGTCGTAAGCGGATCGAGCATGTCCGCCAACTCATCTCGGAACGACTCATCGACGGCGGCGACGAATATGCCGAACTCATCCGCCTCGTCAACGAACGGCGAAAGGCGGCGTAACGTGCGAAACGAAGACATTCGCCAACTCCGCAATGAGTTGAAGCCCTTTCGCTTAACCGCAACTATCATGCGGTGGATCGCCAACAAGGAGTCTCTCGCCAGTCTCGGACCACTGCCCCGCGAATGGATTGAGCGTTACGACGAAGAGACTGAGGATGCGTGCGAGACTCCCGACGATGAGGAGGCATGATGCGTCACGCCATTATCATACCGTTTCGTGCGAATGGCGACAGACTACGCAACTTAGAGCTATGCCTTTCGTCACTTCAGCAAAGTGCGGAGGAGTGCGGCATCAACGATTGGCACGCACTGATTGTCAACAACGGCGACGTAGTGCCTTTTTGCACCAGCGCCCACGCATCCATTGTGATCGACCACCGCTACATGCCGATCTTCTGCAAACCGACGCTGCAAAATCTAGGTATCGCCGTAACCCGCGATGCAGACGTGCTTTCCTTTCTGGACGCCGACGCCATCGTTAGTCCGCGATGGATGGAAAACGTTCAGCGGCTTGTAGACGAGCCAACGCTAACGAAACTCTGCTATCGGGTACGCCGTCTTCCTAGCGAATGGTGTGACTCGCCGTATCCGTTTATAGATTACGACAAGCAACGGCTGGACGACAAGAGCCGCCTAATCGACATTTATCCTCTTGCCCACGAAGGCTACGGACGGCCTGAGAATATCGTGCCGTGTGGTACGCCAATCTTCGGCAACAGTCAGTTCTCCATTCGTCGAGACGTTTTAGGTGACACCCGATTCGACGAACACTACATCGGCCGTGGCTGGGAAGACTTGTGGATGAACCGCGAGTTGTGGATGCGCAACCCCATCGCCTACCGCGCTGAGATTGTTACCGATGGCGAACACGCGATGTTTCATATTCAGAACACGCTTGGCGGACCCGACTGGTTCAACGCCAAACTCAACACCGACAATGCCCGACGCTACAAAGAGTCGTGGAAGGGCATGGATAAACTCTTACCAATCGCGGCATGAAAGACATCTACAACCAACAGAAGGCTCTTTGCCATCGGGACCGAATCACCACCTTGATTGAAGGCAAACATCCCGCGCCGGTGCATGTTCAATTGTTGCCGACCAACCGCTGCAATTCTGCGTGTCAGTGGTGCGCCTATCGCCAATCGGGATACTCCTCAAACGAAACGTTCTTTGCCACCGACGAAATCCCGTTTAACAAGCTGGAAGAGATTGTAGCCGACTGTGCGGCAATGGGCGTGCGGGCGATTGAAGTTACCGGCGGCGGAGAGCCGACCATGCATCCGCAACATGCCGAACTAATGGAGTCGATTGTCGAGCGTGGCATGGACTTAGGAGTTGTCACCAACGGCGTGATTCTCAGGCACCACACGCAGGAAGCGATACTCAACTCCCAGTGGGTGCGAGTCTCGATCGACGCCGGTACACGACACACCTACGCAACCACTCGCAACGTTTCAATGGAGGTCTTTGAGTCCGTTCGCAAGCACATCAAAACGTTGGCGGACAAGCGACAATCGGCAGCACCTACGGTTGGAGTCGGGTTTGTGGTTACTCCGCAGAATTGGAAAGAGGTTGCACAGGCCACGCGGAATGCGCATGAGGACGGGGCGGATAACATTCGTATCGGCGCGATGTTCAGCAACGAAGGCGGCGGCTATACGGTAGCCATTAGACACCAGTTATCGGAGTTGTTACAGGAGGCAAAGTCATTCGAGACGGAAACGTTCAAGATCTACGATCTCGTCAGCGACCGCATTGCGCAGTTGCTCGAAGGAAGTCCGGCCCATCCCAAGTGTTGGCATCAAAGCCTTGCCACGCTGATCGGTGCCGACCAAAACGTGTATCGTTGTTGCGTGGTGGCCTACAACCATATTGGCCTAATTGGTTCCATTCGAGACAAACGCTTTTTGGAACTGTGGCAGTCGCCTGGGATGGGACAACAATTATTGGAGTTTGACGCCCGCCAGTGCCCTCGGTGTATTCGCGCGGCGTCGAATGCCGCCATTGCCGACTGTATTTCATCGAAGACCATACCTCAAGTAATCTGCGACCATGCTAATTTCATCTGAAATCGGCGTCAACTTTCTAATCGCTTGGATTCGCCACCACACTGATGGCGTAACCGGCGTGGTGGACATGGGCGCTGGCACGTTCAATAAGCTGGGATTCGTCAGTCGTGACTGCTGGCAGCGGCGCTGTGGGATCGAGATTCATCAACCCGCATTGGACGCAGCCACGGAACCGGACGTGCAAAAGCTGTTAGGGAACTTTTTGGACTATCCGGCTTTTGTCAACCCGGCAGAGTTTCCGTGCGCCATGTTTATCGACACCATCGAACACGTCGAGTACGACGATGGCCACTCTGTTCTTCGTGGCTGTCAAGACGACTTCCAGCGCATCCTGGTTATGACTCCCGATGGCCACAATCCGCAAGACGCGGTAGATGGCAACGACTATCAGAAACACCTAAGCACCTGGCACCCGGACGATTTTCAGGAACTTGGCTTCCAGTTGATTCTGACCTATCCATTCTTTCATCCTCCCGGCAAGGGAACCACGGGTGCGATCTTCGCCCGCTGGGACAAGGAGTAGACGATGTTGCTTTCGGTGTTGATCCCCACGGTGCCTTCGCGTATTGACACGTTCTACCCGCGTATGGTTAAGAGTGTGATTGAGCAAATAGGCGACCGAAAGGACATCGAAGTCTGCGCCTTCTTCGACAACAAACGCCGCAGCACCGGCGAGAAGCGCAATACACTGCTCGATATGGCCCGCGGCGAGTATCTCGTATTCCTTGACGACGACGATCAGATAGAGCCGGACTGGCTGGAAAGCGTGACGGTCGAATTGCGAAGCAACCCCGATCTTGTCGTCTATCAGGTAATGTTGCATTGGCCGGATGGTCACGACCAACTCTGCAAGTACGACATCGCCACAAAAGAATGCCGTGACGTTAGCCCGACGCTTTACGAGGGGCATCCGTCACATACCCACGTTTGGCGATCCAGTCTCGCCAAGACACTTCGCTTTGAGGATAAGGTATTCGGCGAAGATACGGCCTGGTCGAGTGTGCTTGCAAAACAAGTTAAGGTGCAACGCTCTATTCATCGTGTGTTGTATCACTACCAGTACAATCCTGCCACGAGCGAAACACGCAAATGAGCGAAGAGGCAAATCCAGCCATACTTCTTTCGATACTTCTCCCGACTGTTCCGTGGAGATTGGAAAGCCACGCCACTCCTTTAATAAAACATTTGCTCGGTCAAATTGGCGACCGCGGCGACGTTGAACTACTAGCGTTATTTGGAACAAGAAACCGCCCCCATTATCAGAAGTTCAATGATCTTCTGAGTTTGGCGTCTGGAAAATATCTTGCGTTCGTACATGACGATGACTGGGTTTCGGATGATTGGCTATCCAGCATAACCACCGCCGCTGAAAGCGACCCCGATATTATTCTCTTCCATCTTCGCGTAGAGTATCCAGCAGGCCACCACGAGATATGCGAACCTGACCTTACTGGAATATGCCACGAAGCAGATATTGGTGAGGGACGCTACAGAAGCCACCCACATCCGTTTAATGTGTGGCGTTCATCGCTTGCGAAGACAGTCGAGTTCGATCACACCCAAGCCGAGGACATCAATTGGTCGATGGGTCTAGCAAAGCGGGTGGTGCGGTCGGTATCCATACCGCGCCCGCTTTACTTTTACAGATTAGGGGCTGCGCGATGACGATTATGGTGGCAACGCACAGACCGAATTACGGCGACGAAGCCATGCGATTGCTTGCGCCGTATAATCCGATTCGCGTGGACGGCACTGGTTTTCCGTCATGCTCCTATCTCTGGAACCAGTGCATTGATCGTTGCCCCGACGAGACGGTCATCATCTGCAACGAACGGGCTCGACCGAAACCGGAGCATGTCGAGAAGCTGCTGCGGTTGCTCGCAGAGGGATTCGCCTTAGCTGGACTTTACCGCTTTGGATTCTTCGGCTTTAACAAGGATGTGCTGGGTCGCATTGGCCGCTTTGACGAGCGATTTCATGGAGGGTGGTACGAAGATAACGATTGTATCCTTCGCCTAAAGGAAGCGGGCCTAGCCTACTACGAGAGCGAAGAGGTTCCGTATCTGTACACGGAGAGCACCTGGACGCACGAGGCGTGCAAGGATCACTTCGCAAAGAAGTGGGGAACGGCTCTTCCTGGCCCGCGTAAATCACGGTACATGCCGGAAGACCCGCCACCGAGCGGAATCAGCACCGGCGTCTATCTTCCGTGGCGTAAGAGCGTTTTGTTGGCACATTCGGGTGGGCAGTACAACCGACCATGAAGGCTACTGTCATATCTCAGCCCTGCCAAGAACGCTTGCGGTTACAAGATCATGTTCCGCTGGCAACGCCGTGGGTGATTTATCTTGAGGCATCTGGGTACTGCAACTGCCAGTGTCGTATGTGCCCGCAGGGTCTTGTGGGTAACGCCATGCCAAAAGACACGTTGACACTCAGCCTGTTTGGCACCTTTCTCGACCGGACTTCTGAGTTTGCCGACAACGTGAAACTGTTGCGCGTCTGCGGCATGGGTGAACCACTAATGAACCCACACCTATCCGACATGATGGCGATGGGGCGTGAGCGTGGCTGTTTCGGCCGGATTGAAGTCATTACCAATGGTATACTTCTGACGCCGGCCATAAGCGAAAGTCTTTGCTGTTCCGTTGACCGTATCATCATTTCGGTCAACGCGCTTGACAAAATGCTTGCTGATCGCGTTTCCTACCTGTACGGCGTGTCGGGCGATTCCACCATTCACGTCAAGACGACCTACGATGTTGTGTCAACTCCGAAGAAGCAAGATGAGTTCTTTGCGTTGTACGGCGACATTTGCGACGAAATCCAGATCGAACACGTATGCCCAATATGGCCACGGCTTCCCGTCGGCCAGGATCAACAATTCCGCTGGGGAACCAAACCTATCGCCCACCACGTATGCCCGCAGATTTTCAAGGGATTGGAGGTGCAGGCCAACGGAGACGTGATTCCTTGCTGTGTCGATTGGGAGAGAATCAATCTCCTCGGAAATATCGCCACCGATTTGCTCGTCGATATTTGGAATGGACGTAAACTGCGGGTCTTGCGGGAATCACATCTTCATGGCGAGAAGGGGCAGACTGCGCCCTGTAGGGACTGCCGCATGAATGACTATTGCGAAACCGACAATCTCGACGAACTACTGAGGGCTACTGATGAGTAACGGAAAAGGATCGTCTCGCCGGCCGTGCCAGGTGCCGCGTCAGCAATTCGAGCGGAATTGGGACGAAGCCTTCGGGATGCAAGCGGCTTTTCAGGAATGTCTCAAAAGGGAGAATAAACATGCCGTGGAAACCATCAGACGCGATCAAGCACAATCGCAGCCTCAAGACCCCCGCCCAGAGGGCCAAGTGGTCAAAGGTCGCCAACGCCGTACTCAAGAGTAGCGGCGACGAAGGCATGGCTATCGCCGTGGCCAATAAGCAGGCCAAGCGGGTGCCGAAACCGAAGAAGGCCCTTAAAAAGCGAAAGGGAAGCAAATGATCCGATCTCGCCCCAAATCCCCCGCCAAGGCAATTAGGGCACATTGTCTAGAGTGTTGCGGTCAGTACGCCAACGAGGTGCAAAGGTGCGGATTGCTGGATTGCCCGCTGCATCCATTCCGGTTTGGGAAGAATCCCTTCACCAAGCGGACCCTATCTGATGACCAGAAAGCGGCGATGCGCGAAAGAATGCAGTCGCTTGCTGAGAAAAAACGCGCCAAAACCGATTCTGGAGGCACACCATGCAGTACGCCACCTTCGCCAAGCTGATGGCCATTGCCAACGCCGCCATCAACAAGTTTTTGGCCGAGCCGATCCGCTTCACGCCTATGCGTGACCGTGGCCTATGGGTAGTATGTAGGCACAGGGGATGGAACTTACTGGAGCTTAAGTGCCCCGATTGCGGAATGACGAAGATTGATATGTTTTGTGAGGAGTGGAAACTGAACTAAGGTAAGGAGTTACGATGCTGTACCGCATGAAAGCCGACCATAGCGTGGAATGTGAGGTGTTTCCAGAGCGTAGTGCTGGCGACATGGATCACGACATGACCTACATTACCACCGAATCGTTTGAACGAGTATGGGAGCCCGTTCCCGAGCCGGCCCCGAATCGGACCGAAGCTACCCTAAAAAACTTATACGTTCTACTTGAACACGGTGGACTAGAGGAAAACGAACGCGCCGTAATTCAGGCTGGGATCAACGCCATCAATCAAGCAGAGAAAGGGCCAAAACTTATTGAGGATGAGTTGGATGCAATCGTTCGCAATTTGGGGATTGTGGAATCTGGGGTTGTTGACGACGTATGCCGTCGTGCCGCCGTCGAGCTTCGGAAGCTGCGGAAAGAAAACGCCGAGAACTACGACCAAGCTGCGTACACCTTCGGGATGGTAGCCCCACAATGCACCCCCAGCGATACCACATCTGGCGTGATCGACCAACTCAACAACGCCCTTGCCGGCCGAGACAATCAGATTGAACAACTCCGTGTCCAACTCGCCGGCTGCCTCACCGCTGCCGAGGGTGGAACGTGGCCAGAATCCACAGCCGAACCAGGCCAGTACGGCTATAGCCTCGCCTACGAGAAGGTGCTGTTGCTGCGACGGGCATACGACAAGCTGAGTCCTCAGTCACCAGAAGAGACGCTTGCCCCGCCCGCCGTCGAGATTCGGAAGCTGCGACAAGAACTTGTGTTTCTACAAAAACGACACGACATGCTAAATGACGTACAGCACCACCTCAAGCCCCGCAAGTTCCGCGTGATAGTGATGGGCGATCTTGGAACACGTCAGATTTGCGAGGCCGAGGAGATCGTGGAGTCCTAACCGGCTGTCCTCTTGTGGACACAGAGACACAGAGTACAGGAGAGCGAGCATGAAAACCACAATTCCATCTGGGTTTCAAACCAAGATGATCCAGCAGGCACGCGACCTGTTAAAACCAACCCCAGTAAAGCAGGGCCATGTGCCGAACTGGTTTCGGATTTTGCTTATGAGAGAGTTTGGGTGCGACGACGGGCAAACGTATGGCAGTTCAGTGTTGTACCATGCGGCCAATAGTCTTACCCACACTTCCTGGTTGGACCATTGGGGGTCAACGCGATACCGTCGCCTCCAGGCGTTTACCTCGGAACCCTACAATCTCGACGAGAACGACATCAAAGCCATCGCGGAAATAGCAAGACGTTGCGACTGCCATTGGTTTCTCGACGCAAATAGCTGGTGGTATCCAGGTTCAACAATTCGGGTGGTGCTGTACCCGTCTGCTATTGACCTAATTAGGGTTCCAGATGTAGGATAAGGGGAGTGCCGGCAGGATACCCAACAAAACATTGGACGGAAACGTCCGCAGACCCGCTGTTCTTTGCCTGCCGGCTTCCAGCGGGTCTGTCTATTCACGGCCTTGTCCTCCACCTCGGCCAGCGATAGTGGAGGAGTCTGTGCCTAAAGACGAATCAGAGTTCTACGGCAGCGAACAATGGTTTCGTTTTCCATATCATCTGGCTGAACGGCTCTGGAAGTTTGAAACCTTTGGGCCGCTAGCCGTCTATCTTTGCTTGCTTAGGCACGCCGGGAAGGACGGTCGCTGCTGGCCCGGTAAGAAACTGCTGTGTCAGGAAACCGGACTGTCAAAGAATAGCATCCGCAAGGCTTTAAGAAAACTAGAGCAGTTGGGACTTATCCGCGTCCGCATCCGTCGCGACCGTTCCTCGATGTACTACGTCAAATCGACCCTTCCACCACTAGTAAGCCACCCATTAGGTGCGAACGTAGACGAGCACACCTACGAACGTAGACGAGCACCAGAACTAGATTAAGAGTAAGCAGCGCCAATGAACTCCGATTCACCAGAGCCATATCGCTTCTCATCGTGGTCTGGCTCCGAGTCGCATCGACGTGAACAAGGCAGCTGTAGACCGCCACAAACCGCTCCAAATCTCGTTGCACACTTCTGCATCGCCAAGGATACTCCGTGTCAGATACGTCGCGTCTCCGAAACCAAGTGGCGTTCGTTCCGTACCAGACGCGACCTGGGGTTCGATCACTATGAGTTCAATGACTGCGGTTCAATGGTGTTCCGCGACAACGGCTATCAGATTCGTGTGCCGCTATATCGTGTGGTTTCGACGCAAAAGAAGCCGTTCTGACGCGCACGACTCCAAAAATTGCAAAATACGGGGGACGCTATAATAGAGTCAGCCACGATGGCATGGGGGGCCTGGCGGTGGTGAGTAAACACTCACCGACTCTGCGGCGACGCAAACCCTTGTGCGGCAACAGGTTGCGGTTGCCAATCTGGATATTGCCTACTTTACCACGCTACGGACTCTTGAGGCCCCCAAATGGAGGGTTAGGGTAGCTAGAAACGACCCGCATCATGTCACCATTCGCTACTTTTGCCCCGTATTGACTGCTATTCTCTCATATCCTGACATTGTGATACTGCCGGTGAACGGCACGGGAACGGGTGTGAAATGGGTGGCAGACTGGCTTGGATCGTGGCTCGCCTGGCCGACCAATTCTATATCGCGTGTGCGCCCGCGAGAGGATACCTCTTGACACTGGCAACAGTATTATTTGCTTTCCTTATTCGGAGTATTGCCAGCATTAGATTATCTAAGCGCTACCACCACGGGTAGTGGTGAGCGTTTACTCACTCGTCAATATGCAGTTTGGCACGGGATTCTCACCTTAATAGGGTAGATGCGTTGCATTAGCCGGCCTAGCAGCCCAGACAATACTTGATTGCCCCCGTGGCTGCGCCCTCTAGCTTGCTAGGCCGGAAAGCGTGGTACGGGGGCAATCGTTTTTTACACCCTACGTATTGGAGCCACCATGCGAAAGACGCTTACGGAAACCGGATTTTACATCACCTACGTGCAAACTACTGTTGGCGACCGAGATACGCAAGCATTAGTCGTTCTCGATGAGGGACCATGGGAAACCTTGGAGAATGCACATACGTTCGGGCGCAACGAAATGGGTGTGGAGTATCAAGTGGTTTATATCTCAATTCACGAGTGAGCCCTACCTCACGACACCTAACCAGCCGGCACCTAACCGGCGCAATTGGAGCTATATCATGCCTCTTGTATCCTGCTCACTGGACTTGACTGAATGCTTGGCTTATCTCGACTCGCAAGACGCACTGTATATGACGCCCGTGTTATTCGCCGCACCGATTCACTTGCGGGCGGATCGTATTCGCTGCGTCTTGGCGAACTACCTCCACTTGACCACGGCTTCAATCCATTACGATCCTCAGCCAGCCAATACTGCCCCCCAGTGGATTATCACAGCCGGACGAAGAATGAGCGCGGCGAATGTTCGGCTTGCCCGCGCGTTTGCTTATGCGTTTGCGGAGGGGCTGAGAGAAGGCGGCGACTAGTTTGGCGACCCCACAACCTAGCCCACTGGCAACGGTGGGCCTGGTTGTTTGGTTTCCCTACACCCCTACACTTGGAGCTAGTCCGATGAGCAAAATTACTTGGAATACTGATGTAAACGCCCCCTGTTGCCCTGGGGAGATTCTAGGGCCTAATGGGCGGGCTATCCTTATCCAGACCGATTGGGACTACCCCGGAACGGCGCAGAGTTTCGGGTTGACACTCGCCGGTGTGCAGAAATGCCCGACTTGCGGCAAGGTGCATACTGACGTTGCCGAGCGCGGCGGCCAGGAGTGTTGGGATTGCGACGACTGTGACGATAACCCCGACGGATATACGGCCGGCATCGAAACCTGCGCACACGATGGAACGGATGGAACCGTTGACTGCAAACACTGCGGCGTAACGGCCGGCGAGTTTATCGCGGCGGCCGGCGAATGGTTGCGCGACAACGACGGCGCAACAGCCGACGATCCGGGTTACTTCTCGGAAGCCTAACGCCCCCCATTGCCCTGCCCTAGTGATAGGGCGCGGCGACGGTTGACGTTTCCGAAACCCTACATCGGAGAATGAGCTATGGCAACAATGGCGGAAGCAATCCGACACAATCGCGTTAGGACGGGGCGATATAAGAGGGCCGCAAGGAGAAATGATGAAAACCTATAGAATCTGTGCGTGGGAATCTGGCGCAACGCTGGACACCGCTACTACGCTGCGTGAGGCGCGATCCAAAGTGCGAGCCCTGCTCGGCGTGACTCGGGCAGTGCGGCAGAATACCGATATACCCGGCTCGATCCCACACGGGGCGAGGGAGGGCTGGCACGCCAGCAGACGCGAGGATTGCGCGTCGCTCTTGATCTACTAGTCAACACTAACCCCATAGGTGCATGATGAACGCGAAGACAAAAGCGGCGGTTATCCGGCACGGCGAGCAGTTGCTTGCCATTTTCCCTAATGCGACAGAGCGCGACCCCGTGAAGCTCTGTAGCAAGCTCCGTAAGTTGGAGCGCGAAGGCGAGGCCCTCGGGCTGCGATTGTGCAACGGCCCCCAGTTTCCCAACGAGGACGACGCGGACAAGATCAGCGAAGCGATTCTAGCGAAGGTGAACGCCCTACTGGGCAACCGGCACGAGTACCAGCCCAAAACCGGGGCAAAGTGCGGTTGCAAACGTGGCGTGCAGCGCGACAACTGCCCTAACTGTGAGGGTACCGGCTTTGTCGTTGACTTCCGCGCGATTTGGAATCGCAAGCCGCTGGTCCCAATTTTCGTCAACCGCGACCCCCGCGGCTATGCCCTGAAGATCGATAGCGAATGGATGGCCGAGGCTAGAGGGCGGGATGAGTTTTACGACACGCCGACGCGGCAGTTGCACCGCGACATGGGCGGATACGGCATTTTGGCCCCTGACCTGACGGAAGGAAACTGAACCATGTACAAGATCTTCCGAAGCTACCTTAAGGGCGGCAAGCGAACCATCGCAACGGGACTAACCCTCGCGGAGGCGCAGGCCCATTGCCACGATCCCGAAACCAGCAGCCGCACCGCCACCAGCGCGAAGGCCCGTCGCCTGACCGCAACCCGTGGCCCCTGGTTCGACGGCTACGAAGAATGCAAGCGTTGACGCCTTCCGTTGCCGCGCCGTCGCTGACGGCTCGGCGGTGGACGACGACCTCTAACCGAAAGGGAATGATGATGCTTAACATGAACTTAATGCCGCGTCCTCACAGTTACGATCACCCGAAAGTTGATGGCTTTGAGCCAACCATCAGCGTCAAGATCGAACGAGTGAGCCGAAGCACACACAATTCTTGGCGGTGCCAGGCAATGGTGGACGACAGACCAATGACGACTAGCCACCACTGCACGCGGGCCGCAGCGGAATCCGCAGGGGAAACC